CCCTGCCTACTATTCGTCGCAATCGCCACCGCGACCACCGCCGCGTACTTTTACGAGCACGCACGGAACAGCCGCTTGGAAGGGCGTTGGCGAGACGTGTGTTTTGCCGCGGGACTGCCGAAGGAACTGAATCAGCCGCAGTTAATTTACCGCCGCATTCTGAGCCTGCGCCGCATGGAAGAAATGGATTGCTGCCAGCGTTGTTGCGAGTTGCCGGAGCGGCCGGAGTTGGCGAGGGGGAATCGATGAGCGACTGCTTCGTACCAACATACTGCGGGCGTCGATTCGATCTCCTGGAGCCGCGACCAGAGGATGTGTCAATCGAGCATATCGCGCACAGCTTGGCAACCCAAACGAGATGGGTCGGTGCTTGCCGCGTGCCCTTCAGCGTGGCAGACCACAGCGTTGAGATGTGCCGAATTGCCAAGGAAGACGGTTGCGACGCGCATATCCTGCTGGCAATCCTAATGCACGATTCAGAGGAAGCGTACACGGGCGACATGCCGAGCGGACTGAAAAGGCACGATACGTTCTTTCGGAAAGTCGCTGAGAATATCGCACGAACAATTCGATTTGCACTCGGCATTCCAGACAGCCCGCGCGCCAGAAAGCTCGTTAAACAGTACGACCGCATCGCGGCGCGTGCCGAAGGTAAGTTGCTCCTGCCGCACAAAGACCAGGACCAGTGGTCGTGGGGAACCAGCCGCGAAGAGTTGCTGTGTGGCAGCGTGCCCGACTGGCAAGATTCGGAGCAGCGTTTTTTGTCGTGGTGGGAGTCGCTGCAGGACGAGCGAGACGTCCCGGATATCGACGATACCGAACTGTACCCGGACCCCGAAGACCCGCCCATCGAGCCGCCGCAAGTAGTACATGTGTCGCCCTCAAGGCGGGACTTGTGCACGCTGTTGCTGGGCATGAGAAACGGCGACCCGCAGCGGACGAAGGTTCTCAATGAATGCGTGCGTGAATTCGGTTTCGAGCCGGGCGAATTGGAGGCAATCACGGAATAACGATGTGGCAAAGAAAGGTAAACAAACACGGCGCAAACTGCCGCCGGAGACGGTCGCAGAGATCATTCGACTTAGACGCCAGTCTTGTCGTGTTCGCCGGATCGCCCGAAAATTAGGAGTCAACTACCACACGACCGTTGGAGTCTTGAAGCGGCACAATCTGCAGCAGGCGCAGCCGAAACCGTATGAGCCGAACATCGCGATACGGAAGCGATGTGGCAGATGTAACCGCCTGCTGTTCAAAGGCAAGTGCAACTTGTGCAGACAGTTAGACGAGAGGTTCGGAGTAGGACCGGAACCGGAACGCACGTAATGCAGTCCATGAACCGAGAAACGCGATGGGTGGTTGGGATGCAGGTTCGCGGCGTGGCCGTGTCCGTAGACGTCCAAAAGTCCATCGTGAAGCTGTGGGGCGACGGTTGTTCGGATGCGGAACTTGCCGTGCGATTCCGGCAGCGGAATACGAAACTGTCCAGGCTCCAATGCCAGGCGGTCGTAGCGTCCGTATTGGCGGTGTGTGTGCGGAATCCGTACTAGGCCCAGTTGCCAGAACGGCCGGCAGCAGCAGTGACCCGGCCGAGAGTCCTGCGGGACGATAAGCGAAAGCAGGTCACGACAAATCTGGAGTGTGCGCCCAGATATTGCCGGTCAGAGTCCGGGCCGCGGAGTGAGACCGCGGGCATACCAGCCAGTGCAAATGGGAACCGGGACAAGCACCCCCGGTCGACGTCGGCTTTGTAGGACGGGTGATGGCTGGGGGGAAATCGCGAAGTAACCATGAACATCAAAGACAGAATTATCGACTTCCGCCGTGTGAAGGCGTCGGAACTGCGCCCGAACCCGAAGAATTGGCGAACTCATCCTCAGTCCCAACGCGAAGCCCTGCAGGGCATCCTTGCCGAGGTCGGCTACGTCGATGCACTGCTGGCTCGCGAGACGCCGGAGGGTCTGCAGCTAATCGACGGTCACCTGCGAGCGGAGGTCACGCCGGACAGTGAAGTGCCGGTGCTGGTCGTGGACCTGACTGACGAGGAAGCCGCGAAAGTGCTGGCGACGTTCGACCCGCTATCAGCAATGGCGGGCGCGTCGGCTGAGAAACTGGACGAACTGCTGCGGGAATTTGAGACAGGCAACGAGGCGCTGGCGGCGATGCTCGACGAACTAGCGAAGGACGCTGGCTGCGAATGGGCTAAGCCGCCGGAGATTATCGAGGACGAGGTTCCTGAGCCGCCAGTGGACCCGGTGACGCAGCCTGGCGACCTGTGGCTGCTTGGCGAGCATCGGTTGCTGTGCGGGGATTCGACGAAGGTGGAGGATGTGGACTGGCTGTTCGCTGGCGGACGGGCTGGACTGCTCTTTACGTCGCCTCCTTACGCCCAGCAACGCGACTACGACGTCGCTAAGCAAATAGTCCAGGACTGGGACGGACTCATGCAGGGCGTATTTGGGCACACCACGCGAGCACTAGAGCCGGATGGCCAGATTCTCGTCAACCTTGGACTCGTGCATCGGGACGGCGAGTGGTTCCCCTATTGGGACGGCTGGATAGCCTGGATGCGAGAACAGGGGTGGCGACGTTTTGGTTGGTACGTGTGGGATCAGGGGTTCGGTCTTCCAGGTAATTGGAACGGACGATTAGCTCCGTCGCATGAGTTTGTCTTTCACTTCAACCGACAACCGCGCCAGCCTGATAAATGGGTTGGCAAGCATCCAGAGAATATCAAGTCGCGAAATCGCGGCGAGTCGACGATGCGAGGCAAGGACGGAAAGACGAAGGCGTTTACGAATCCGGGCGCGAGTGGGCAAAAAACAAAGATTCCTGACAGTGTAATTCGAGTCGGTCGGCAAGTTGGAACCAATGGGCACCCCGCACAATTTCCAGTTGCGTTTGCTGCAGGCATGCTGCAGACGTGGCCGGGCCTTGCATACGAACCATTCTCCGGATCCGGCACCACGCTCATCGCCGCCGAGCAACTCAACCGCCGCTGTTACGCCATTGAGATCAGTCCCGCATATTGCGACGTGGCGGTCCAACGCTGGGAGAATTTGACGGGGAGGAAGGCAATCCGCGAAGGGGTGGCGGTAGCGACATGAGCGACACCAATGGACAACACGAAAATCAAGATTCCCCTGGGGGGAAAGGGGGGCCGCCGTCGTTGACCTCCGGACCAGGTCAGACGAGCGACACGCGACTTCTGGAGCGCGCCATCAAGCAGCGGTGGCCAATCCGCCCGGAGTACCGCGAGGCGGTCGTAACGAGAATGACCCGCATTGTGGCGGATTCCAAGAGCAGCAACCGAGAGGCGGTGTCAGCGGCGCGGGCGCTGGTGTCCGCCGAAGGCCAAAACCAAGCGGACGAACACCATTCCAAAGGCTCAACAATCCACCATGAACTCAGTATTGAACCTGCTGACGAACGAGGACGCCGATTGGCTGCTCTCGATTCCCGACTCGGACTTGGAGTCGTGGTTGACGGCGAAGTCATTGGCACATCAGAAGGCGATTCTCCAACAGTTGGCCACGCACCAAACGGCAGCGGAAAGGGCAACGGCCACGCCGGCGGAGTTTGCCGAGGTGGTGAGCAAGGGCACGGCCCAGGAGTGGAAGACGGCCCGGCACCTGGAGATTCTGAACCGGGAGTTGATGGAGATTGCGACGGGGGCGAATAAGCGGCTAATCGTGGAGATGCCACCGCGGCACGGCAAGAGTTTCCTTTGTAGCCAATTCTTTCCAGCGTGGTACAAGGGCCGGTTCCCAGACCGGCATATTATCGTGACTTCCGCAACCGACGATCTTGCTACTGACTTCTCGGCCGCCGCTCGCGACCTGGTTGACGAGCACGGACCGTCTCTGTTTGGCGTGCGCGTGCGTGAGGACCGACGGGCAGCGCATCGCTGGGCAACAGAAGGCGGCGGTGACGTGCGGGCTGCGGGTGTCTGCGGTGGCATTATGGGTCGCGGCTGTTCCTTGCTGCTGATCGACGACTATTTCAAAAACGTCGAAGAGGCGCTTTCCGAAACCTACCGGCGCCGCGTTCACCAGTGGTACCACTCGACCAGCACGACGCGGCTCACGGCGGACGGCTCGATCGTAATCATCGCCACCCGCTGGCACGCTGACGATCTGATTGGGCGCGTGCTCAAGGAGGCAGAAATCACGGGCGAGCAGTGGAGGCGCATCAGCTTCCCGGCGCTTGGTGACGACGGAGCCGCGTTGTGGCCGGAGATGTTCAGTGCGGAATGGCTGCAGGCCAAGCGCGCCTCCTACTACGCTTCAGGCTACGCTTGGATGTGGGAGGCGCTTTATCAGCAGCAGCCGCCGACGGTGCTGGACAGCGAATTTGATGCGGCATACTTCGACGGCGACGATATCTGGTTCGGTGACTGGCCACCGGAAGACGAGATTCTGTGGCGTGTGCTGGTGCTGGACCCGTCGCTTGGCAAGACCGACAAGAGCGACTATTCCGCGTTCGTGATGCTTGCGCTGCATCAGTCGGGGCGCATGTTCGTGGATGCGGACCTGCAGCGGCGGGATTCTGTGCGGATCGTCCAGGACGGCATCGGGCACTGCCGCACGTTCTTCCCACACGTCTTCGGTTGCGAGTTCAATGGGTTCCAGGAGTTGTTGGGCGTGTTGTGGTGGCCAGAGGCGACGCGGAATGGCGTGCTGCTGCCCGTCAAGGGCATCCACAACCACGACAATAAGCGTGTTCGCATTCGCCGCCTGACCGAATATCTGGCGCAGCGCCGGATAGTATTCCGGTCGCATTCTCCCGGTGTGTCGCTGCTACTGGAGCAACTCAAGTGCTTTCCGTCGCACAAGTACGACGACGGACCCGACGCGCTGGAGATGGGCGTTCGGCTGCTGGAGGATTTGGGCATCCACGGCATGGGCGGATACGACGAGGGTCCGGTTTACGAACAGGTCTACAGCTAATGTCCACCCTCGAATACCAAAACGACACCGTCCAAATCGAGATTCAATCGGACGGTCACATCAATATGATGGACAGTCACTTCGTCGAGTTCATTAAGAAGCTCTATCGTTTCGACGAACTGGCGAACCTGGCGAGTGTCACGCTGGAGCGGACGGCACCGAATCAATATTTGTATCGCACGACAACAGCGAACGCCGACGAACTGGAGTACACCATCTACCGCAACGGCGACGCCTTTACTTATTCGCTGACCAGCAACGGCACGATTTGGCAGCCGCATTTGATCGTGCAGAACATTGATCTGCGGCAGTCCGTGTTTCAACTAATTGTCTACTACGAAGTACATACGCTTGAGGTCACGTATCCATGACCACCGCCCCCCAAGACCTGGACGCCCTGCGCAACGAACTGGCGACCATCGAAACGCGGTTGGCGATCGAGGACGCCAAGGTAAACCTGCACGAGCTCGAGCGCATGGCGGAGTACGGGCGCGTCGTGCTCTGGGAAACCGGCTGGGGTGAGCGACTGGACCCGTTGGAGTATCTGCAAGACGATCCCACGTTCGGACGCTTCACCTCGCCCATCAGCCGCGCCGACGATCGCACCGAGGGTCGCTATCGCCCGGTCTTCGAGACGGAATCCGACCTGCAAATGATTCGCGGGGCGGCACACGTGATGACCACCGGCTTCGACGCCGCCATCAACATCCTGACGAACTTGACCAATTACACGATTGCATCCGGGTTCACACACGAGGTCAAGCCCGCGGAGGATGCGCCCGACGAGTTGCCAACTGGCTTGGTCACGACCGCGCAAAAGGTGCTCGACACGTTTTTCGACGACAACGACTGGCAAGCGGATTTGGAAGCCGAGATCCATTGGCGCAGCCGCGAGGATGGGGAGTCGCCGCTAGTGCTCATCCCGCGCGGGTGGCAGACCGAGGTTCAGTTACTGGAACCCGATTGGATTGTGCAGCCCTACGACAGCCGCGACCTGGAAGAGTGGCTCGACTACATGGGCGCGGATATCGCCGGCGAGCAGGTCTGGCACCTGGGCGTACACGCGACCAGTCGCCGCACGTCTCGGCCGCTGGGCTATCACTGCGTCTTCGACGGTGCCGGCAGCGACTGGAGCTACTACCCGGCAGAGGATGTGCCGCTGGCAATTCGTCTGCGTACCGGAGTTTTGGAACTGGTCAAGCGCAACGTGCCGCGCAATGTCGTGCGTGGGCTGTCGGATTTCTACCCGGTGCTGCAGCGACTGGAGCGGATGCACAAGCTCAGCATCAACGTCGAGACCACCGCCGCGATTCAAGCCGCCATCGCATTTATCCGCGAGCACTTGCCAACGAAGACCAGTGGTCAGATTTCGGACCTGCGCTCTGCCAACAAGACCGAGACGTACCAGAAGCGATTGCCTGACGGCACACAGCGCACGACGTATCGGCAGAAGTACACGCCCGGCACGGTGATTGACACCAACGGCACTAAGTACACGCACGGGCCGATGGGGCAATCGTCCGCGCCGCAATACCTGGACGTTATTCAATCGGCGCTGCGACTGACCGGTTCGCGGTGGTCGATGCCGGAGTACATGATTAGTGCCGATGCCTCAAATTCAAATTATTCCAGCACCCTCATTGCCGGCTCGCCATTCGTGCAATGCCGCGAAGCAGACCAGCGTTTCTACGCAAGCCGCTTTCACCGCATCGACTGGAAGGTCTTGCGCATCGCCTACGAAGGCGGGCGGTTCTCCGGGTTCGCCGTGTCGTGGGAGCAACTGGAAGCCATGCTCGACGTCGATGTCACTCCACCTGATATCACGATTGCCAACAAGAGGGAAGATGCGGACATCAAGGCGATCGAGCACGCGGCCGGTGTGCTGTCGGTGCGCACTTGGATCAAGGAATCGGGCCGCGACGTGGACGAGGAACTCAAGAACATCGCGTCCGAACCAAAGCCTTCATTGTCGCCGCTACCGGTCTCGCCTGCCGGTAGCACTCCTGCCCTAGCCCCTGGCGCTGCCTACCCGGCGCGTCCAGGGGCGACGGGTGGGGTTGCCACACGAGAGACGCTAATTTCAAACGTTCTGGAAACCATGCTCCAATCCGCCGACACCCCGGAAGATGTGCGGTCGCTGGTGTCGGACGCTTTGGTGACCGGAGGGGAGTGCTAATAGACAATGGCTGAACTCGCCAACCGCATCGACCTGGAAAACGAATTCGCCCGCAAGCTGGCACGGCTCAACGCGCGCCACCGCAAGCAACTGCTGGCGTACTTGGGCAACCCGCCCAACACGGCGAACGTGCCCGATTCATTCTGGCAGCAGGTCAAGCAGGACGTGTCCGCTGAGATCGCCGCATTACTGCTGCTGGTGATTGGCGCGTCATCCCGACAACATGGCGCGTTCCAGTCAGACGCGATTGCACAGCGGCTATCAGGCGGCATGGCGGCGGAATCTGCCGAGTCGATCGTCTCGACCGGCCGCGGTCGCTTACAGACCGCTTCCACGCGCTGGAGCCAGACGCAACAAGAGGGCGGCATCGTCACGCCCCAGGACGTGGCGGACACGGCGACCAGCATCTTCGGACCCTCCAGGGTCGAACAAATCAGCATCTCGGAGGTTTCTCGCGGACAGGAAGCGGGAGCCGCGGCAGGCATCGAAGCGAGCCTGGGCGGCGACGGCGACGCCTTGGGTGGTATTACAGGCGATGGGAAGCTGCCTCCGGGCGCAGTGATTGTGCGGGTGTGGTCGCACTCGCAGGTCCGTCCGGCGTTTCATGCGGGGGCTAACTACCAGCCGTGCCCGATTTGCACGCCGCTACTTGACCAACCTGAAGAAGTGTGGAAGGCGAGGTATCCTGCGGGACCGCCTGGGCACCCGCGCTGCGACTGTTACCTCCGGTATAGACTGGTGCTACCAGACGGCAAGACGCATGAACTTGGCACTGGAGGCGGGACGCAGTGAGTGTTTACCACTGGCTAGTTTGCGAGGCGTGCAAAGAGAAATGCCACTTTACGGCAAGCCATTCTGGCGATAGGTGGTATGGCGACGGCAAGTCTCAGTCGCCGAGGTTCCTTCATCGTCATTCCGCGTGCCTGTCGCTCGGTGCGGTGAGAATCGTCAGTGAGCATGACCCGATAACAGATGACCACGACGAAAATGGCTTGTGTTCGTTTGACCGCAACTATGAATGGTTTCGCGAAGTTGACGGTTAATTCGCACAAAGCAGCCGCGATAAAGTCAGACAATTGAGACTGAGCGAACTCGTATTTGGAGATGTGTTTGCCGTGTGCCGAAGCCGAAGCGGTAAGACTCCAGAAACATGGCAAGATAAAGATTTAGAATGGCATCTCATGGGGCATGATGGCGAGTGGTGCCCACTCTGGACCTATTGACACATTCCGCGAAACAGAAATGGACAGACCATGAAACTAACAAGACGTCAAGCAATCCTCGGCCTGCAGGCAGTTCGACCGAGAATCTTAGGAGCCCCTGTTTGTTGACCGCCGAAGACACACCACTCAGCAAGCAAGAGGAAGAATTTCTCTTCAGGCACCGCACGGGTCCGGCGTGCCCGGTGCATGGCCTGCGCATGGTCCAGAATGGCGGCAAGAAGGGCGACCGGATTACCTACCTGTACTGCCCGGTCGATGGATGCGAGCACTCGCGGAAGCTGGTACGTCCGGCTGTGGCGAGGTAGTGGTCACATTTGACCGAATTTCAACACTGCCACCGCCGAGTTCCAAATACGCCAGCGGACCATCGATACAGATTGTTAGTGTGCCTCCGTTCACAATTATCGCCTGACCTTCGACGGCCTTCTTCAGCGTGGCCAACCGCTCGCGAAGCGCATTTACTTCCTCGCACCATTGGCAATACGAATCATCCTCGTCGTACTTGTCAACAGCCATGCACTCTTGTGGGTGACCGCAATCTAGTAGAGCCATGCACAATTCTCCAGGGCGATGGGCATCTTGAATATTCATTGCCCGTCCTGCCTTCCGGCAACACGGCGGGTTGCGACGTCGCTCGCGTATGGTCGGAGCCTTTCCATTTCAGCCACACCTCCAGCAAAGATAATCCTACCACATTCCCCGTTCGCTGTGAAACAACAGTTCCCGCGACCCAAGGTCATGCCGAACAATTAGGGCATGACGACTGCGACTCTGCCCAAAGCGACCGCCCGCAAAAACACGCGCTCCAATCGCGGACAATCGCCACCGGTGGCGCACTTACTTGAAGTCGCCCGCGGGCACGAGCGCGTCGATCGAGACCAGGGCGTCATCTACGGCGCGAAAATCGTCGGTCTCACCTCAAAGAACACGGGCAAGGTCATCGGCCTCGACCCGCGCGAATTCAACGGCGCAGTAGACCAGACCTACACCTACTCGCGACAAGCTCTGGAATCCGCTCGCCCGATGTACGAAGGCGCGCAGATTCGCATCAAGCACCAGCCCACGAAGATCGACAAGACCGGTCGGCGAGTAATGCTGGACCACGAATCGCAAGCCTTGCGCGTGGCCGGCGAACTTCGCAACGTCGTGATGCGGGAGGACGGGCTGTACGGCGACATTCATCTACTGAAGTCCCGCGAAGGCGTAGACATCATCTTGGAGGTTGCCGAGCGGTTCCCGCGCCAAATCGCCCTCTCGCACAACGCCCACGGCAAGCCGGTGCTGCGCAGCGGCCGCGCCGTTATCGAGGAAATCACCAAGGTCGTGTCGGTCGATATCGTCGATGACGAGCCCGGCACTACCAACGGATTGTTTGAAACCCACGAGGAGCCCGATACCGTGTCGATCACGCTCAAAGAAATCATCGAGTCCGCTGCCGCCAAGCACAAGACCCAGGGTGTCGCCGCAACGCTGCTGGAAATGCTCGACGAGATGCCGCCCAAAAAGATGGAAGACGAAGAGGTGGAAATGGCGGAAATGGATATCGACGTTCCCGCCGAAGCCAGCACCGACGACCAGGTTGAAGCCGCATTCAAAACGATGGCAATGGCCGCGGTTGATGATCCGAATCTTGACGCCTCGGCCACTGGCAAGAAGGTGACTGAAATCCTGAAGGCAAAGGACAAGCTGATGGGCAAAGAAACGACCGAAGAGTCGCCCGACGACAAGGGCAAGAAAGCCGAGGCGATCGAGTCCGCCGTCAAAACTCGCAGCGACAACAAAGCCATCAAGGAACTTCAAGAAACTGTCGCCGCCTTGGAGGCTCGCAACCAGGATTTGGAAGACACCGCCCACGCCCGCCAGTTGATCGAGTCCCTGGACCGCGAACCTACGGACCTGCGCGTTAATGCGGTGAAGCGCTGCGAAAGCGATTCCGAGCGCCGCCAGTTGATCGAGGATTGGAGCAAGCGCGAATCAGAACTCGTTCGCGTCGTTCCCCGCCCGCACCGCTCCGCACCGCTCATGGAATCCGCCGCGCCCGACAGCAAATTACTTCAGGGCGACGCATTCATTGCCGCCATCAAGGGCTAACCAGCCGCAACGCAAGGACTTTGACCCATGCTGCTCCTAGACCGCTTCAACGAGTACGACCTCCGCCGCCAGACCTTCGGAGTCTGGAGCGACTTCGACGAGTTCGTCAGCGCAGATAAATTCACCGACACGTCCAGCGACTCGGGCGCAGCCGTTGCCAACATCGACGGCGCTGGCGGTCTGGTCACGCTCACGACCGGAGCCACCGACAACAACGAAGTGTATCTGCTTTCGACGAAGGAAATCTTCCTCTTCGCCGACGGCAAGCCTCTGGAAGGCGCGTGCCGGTTGAGCTACACGGAAGCCGCGACCGATGACGCCAACGTGGCGTTCGGCTTTATGAACGCGGTCGGTGCGGACTCGATTTTGGACAACGGCGCGGGACTGAAATCGTCCTACTCCGGCGCGACATTCCACAAGCGCGACGGAGCCACGGTCTGGCGCGTTGAAACGTCGATCGGCACGACTCGCACGGGCGCCACTGAACTGACCGCATTGACTTCGCTGGACAAGATCGCCAAGACGCCCGGCGGAGGAAGTTACCAGTGGCTGGAAATCTCCGTCGTACCGTTTTCGTCCACGCAGGCGCGGGCGGACTTTTTCATCGACAACATTCACGTTCAGTCCATCATCTTCACGTACACGAGTGCGACCGAAATGAACCTGTTCGTCGCCGCGAAGGCCGGCGACAGCAACAGCGAAGTGATTACCGTCGATTACCTCGGCGGCCTGCAGAAACGATAGACCACAACGAAAAAACCACCGCCCCGGTTGCCGCCGGGACGGTGGCGTGACAATCCGGCGATTCGCCCGACCGTCTCAGACGACCGTCAGCATAGCGAATCGCCCCAACACGGGAAAGATTCGCAATGGATTATTCCGCCATTGGCCGTCAGTATCGGGCCGCTCTCCGGGACCGCAATCCGAAGGCATTTGAGAACGGCATCAGGGACGGATTTGCGGCCGGTCACTTGAAGCCGTCAATGTTTTCCATTCGGCGGCTGTTCGAGTCTCTGGTCGAGAACGCCAGCGAAATCCTCTCGACCTGGGCGCCTGGTAACACGAACCCCGTGTTGCTGAGCGAGGCGGACAACCACTCCCCGCACCACCTGTTGGAAGCCGGAGCTACGGTCTCGTCCGCGTTCAGTAACATCACTGGCCAGATTGTGTACAACGCCGTGCTGGAAGCCTACCAGGACGAGGCGTTCGTCTTTACGCCACTGGTGGCGAATGTACCGACGCAGTTCAACGGCGAGCGCATCCCCGGCGTGACCCGCGCTGGCGACGACTTTGAATCCATCGGTGAAAACCAACCGTACCCGTATGCCGGCGTCGGCGAGGATTGGATCGACACGCCGCAGACCGTCAAGCGCGGTGAAATCGTGGCGGTCAGTCGCGAAGCTGTCTTCTTTGACCGCACTGGATTGGTGTTGGAGCGCTGCAAAGACGCGGGCAACTTCTACGGCTTCAACAAAGAGAAACGCATCATCGACGCCGTGGTCGACGAGAACGTCACCACGCATAGATACAACTGGAAGGGCACCAGCTACGCCACTTTCCAATCGACCACGCCTTGGGTGAACGTCCTCACCAACAATTCCCTGGTCGACTGGTCCGACATCGACGAAGCCGAACGCGTCTTGTCGGAGATTGTCGACCCGCACACCGGCGAGCCGGTTCTCATCACGCCCAAGCACCTGGTTGTCACGCGGCAACTCAAGGCAACCGCCCGGCAGATTGTCACGGCGACCCAGGTTCGCAAGGGCGACGGCTCCAGTGCGTCTCAAATCACGATCGGCCTGACGCCGCTGGATACCGACTACTCGATCGTCAGTAGCGCGCTGCTTGCCACGCGCATGGCGACGGACACGGATTGGTATATCGGCGACATCGGCAAAGCCGTGAAGTACATGGAAAACTGGCCGATGCAGTTGACCGAAGCTCCGCCCTCCAGCGAGGTCGAATTCACGCACGACATCGTGAAGCGCTGGAAGGTCAGCGAACGCGGCGCGGCCGTGGTGGTTGACCCGCGCGGGCTGGTCAAATCGTCCGCGTAAACCTGACAGAGGAAGCCATGAGCAAAGACAGAGTATCGCCGGTTGCCGACGCACCGCCTCTTCAAAATCCAGCATCGACCACCGTCAATCTTCCACACGTGGTGCCTGCGCCCGCGGTCAAAGCAGAGTCCGCGCCGGTTGCCGACGCACCCGCGAAAAAGCCGGGCCTCTGGCAATACCGCGGACCGGGCGGCGTGGTCGAACTCAACACGCTGGAGGCGGTCAAGGATGCGATTCGGGAGCACAACGCGCGGCTCGAAAAGGGACGCACGAAAACTTACAAGCAACTCGTCACTGACGGGATCATCATCGAGCCAAGGTAACGACCATGCGGATTAACCTGAAGCAAGGCGACAGCCTGACCGCCGTACTTGGTTCTGCGGCCACCACCACCAACCCGGTCGCACACGTCGAGTGGGAAGAGGCGGGCAGCAACCGCAAGTACACCACGCCCGTCAATCTGACCGACGACACCGCCGTGGACCTGCTCGCCGCACCCTCCGGCAGAACCCCGGAAGGATACATCGTCACGGGCTTCACCGTCTACAATGGCGACACCGCTGCCGCTGACGTGACTGTGGCGCATGTGGTCAGCGGCACAAGCTACACGCTGTTCACCGTATCATTGGCGGTTGGCGATACCCTGCAGGTCGATGAGAGCGGATTCCGCGCCATCAACAGTTCCGGACGCAGTCAGACCGTTGCGGAAATCGGACTCGGCGACGACGTAGACCTGCTGTTCGGTACGGGCAACGACGCCGCGATGCTGTGGAGTACCGGCGACGCCAGCAATCATTCGACCGTAGTTGGTCTCGGCGATTCCAACCAGTCGCTGCATATCACCGACAAGGCAGCGCGTGCGACCGATTGGAACATCTCCGCCGACACGCACCCGACCGTTTACGTTCACAGCAACACGACGCCTTCCACTGACTACCTGAAAATCGGCGCCCACACCGGCACGGTTGCGGAAGTGGACGTAGTGGGCGGAACGACGCTCTACGTCAAAGCCGCCGGCAACGAGATTGCGGACTTCGTGCAGACCGCTTCCGCCGTCAACGGGCTCAAGTTCCTGTCGAACTCGACGGGCGCGGCTCCGGCTATCGGATCCAACGGCAACGGGGCGGAATCCGACATCGGCTTGGAAATCCTGGACTCCAACGGCAACGAGCTAATCGAGTTCGTCGCGACCGCCTCGGCAGTGAACGGCATTCGCGTTGTCAACGCCGCGACCGGCAACATGCCGATTATCACCAACGAAGGTGAAGTCGATACAGGCATCATCCTGGCGAACTACGACGGGACAAACACCGAACAGATTTTGATTCTTGACGGCATTGCCTCGGCGGTCAACGAACTCACGGTCAAGAACGCCGCCACCGGCAACTCCCCGTCTGTTTCGGCGACCGGCGACGATTCGGATATCAACATCACGGTCACGCCCAAGGGTGCGGGCTATGCGATCATCAGTTCCGGCGGACTTCAAGTTCGCGCGGATAACGCCGTCACGGCGACCACGGACGGCACCGGTACGGGCTTGATTCCCGCGGGTGCGTCGTTTTGCACCGTAACCTCCGACGACGCCAATAAGCAAATCGCCCTGCCTGTGGCAAGTGTGGGCGATGAGATTTGGATTCAAGTTGGTGCGACCGGCTGCGAATTGATTTCCAGCGTGGCGGCGCACAAGGTCAACAACGTCGTCGTGGGTGCGACCAACGAACTGGCGCTCGTAGCCACGTCCAGCTACCGATGCAAATACGTCGCTACGAATACCTGGATCGTGCGCGGCTTCACGAATCAGGGCGCTGACGAAGCGGCACTTACCCCAGACGCTTTGTAATAGCACGCGAGTGTGGCAACTTACCGCAGCCGTCGCAGTTCTGTCCTAGGCTGCGACGGTTGTTTTTTAGGTGAACGATGGCAACCGACGCTGAAAACATCGCGACGATTCGCAGCAACATCCTGACGGCGCTGGCGACAGAATCCGCCAACCCGAAGCCGTCGTACAGCATCAACGGTCAGCAAGTGGACTGGAACGGCTACCGAGCCGCGCTCTTGAAGCAACTACAAGACCTGCCGTCTCTCGAAGGTCCGGTCGAACTCATCACCGAAGGTCACGTATGACGCTCGCCGCAGATATTGCAGACGACTACACGTTTATGGACGGCGTGGAAACCGTGACGGTCACGTTTCGCCCGGCGGGAACGCAAGTAACGACGGTCAAGGCGCTGCGGCGGACCACGAATTGGCGCGAACTGAACGCCGGACTGCAGGGCAACTTTGAGATTGGCACCGAAGTGTTCCAGTTATTCAACGCCACCTTGAGCAGCAACATTCCCAAGAACGGCGACTTAATTACCGACTCCGACAGCAAGAAGTACACGATTAAGTCCGTCATCAAAGCCACCCTTGGCACGCGCTGGGATTGCATCTGTAACCAGTATTCGTAAGCGACCCCGACCATGATGCTTCGCAAACAGCCCGGCGGACCAATCCCCGCAGAAGACTTCGGTGAGTATCTGTACGGCATGGTTTCCGCGCTGGACGAGGGTTCGTTTGAAACACCGCTGCGCGACTGCGCCGTCATTGCCCGCGACCAGATGCGCGAGGAGTTTGCGGGCGAGCACGACGCGGAGGGTCAGCCGTGGGAGCCGTGGCATTTCTCGCCAATCAAGGATGCATCGGCGCTGGGGAAGAAGACCATGCAGCACGAGGGGAACTTACTGGCGTCGTACACGCAGGAAGGCGCGCCCGGCAACGTGACTCGCATCGACCAACGCAGCTTGGAACTTGGCAGCAGCGTTGTCTATGCGGGCATTCACGACAAGGGTGCGACGATTTCGACGGGCGTCGGTTTATGGAGCCGCGGCGGCGGATTCTTTCTGCCGGCCGGTTCACAGATCAACATTCCGGCGCGTCCGGTCGCCGGCTGGAGCGAAGAGACGTTGGAGCGTTGCGAGGACGTGATTGTGTCTTGGGTGCTGGACGAAGTTTTTGTTTAGGGGGCGCGACTGATGGCAACCGCACAACTCTCATCCGTGCAACTCGATTTCGCCAACGGCAAGGCGTACATCTTTTGGGCGGACGGAGAGATTTGGGAACTCAATGCGAGCAGCTACGCGGAGGCGCGGCAGAACTTGTTGAACGCGATTGCGGAACAGATTGACGGAGCGGAGCAGCTTTTGAAGGCGCTTGTAGTCGGGCACATCGCGTTGAACGCGCCGACGCAAGGCGAAGCGGGTGCGTATGTGACGGCGTGGACAGGATTGAATTTGACCAATGCCAACGTGTTGGCCTTCCTTGATACACATGCTGGGACCTAGGAATGAGAAACCATTTTATCCCCGGAGTTGGCGAATTAGGCGTCTTGCCTGCCGGTTCGCTGACAAGCCTGGCGCTCGATGGTTCCGGCGATAAGATCGGCACCACTTTTCATGTCGAGACAGCCGATGCCATTACGCACGTCGGCTACCGGCAAGCATCCAGCGCTGGAACTCCGCCCACCTACAAAATCAGCCTGCAAAGCGTATCAAGCGGAGATCCTAGCGGAACAGTGCTAGGCGGCGGCTCGCCTGCCAGCGCGACCTTCACGCCCACATCCGCCACAGACGGCGAGTGGGTATGGATTGCCCTCGATAACTCCTACACGCCGTCAAACATCGGTGAACTCATAGCCGTCGTGCTGGAGTATTCGACTGGCACGATTGACGGGTCGAACAATATCACTGCGACCTACGCAACAAACAACACATCGACCTCGCTGATTTTCCCGCCAGCCATGATTAACACGGCGGTGTGGGCCAAATACGCGGCCGGGCTCCCCATCTTTGGTTATCGAACCGCGAGCAGTCGATACGGCAGGCCGATCCAAAATTTCTCGATGGAGGCAGTCGCGACCAGCGGACATCGACTGGCCACAGGATTTACGTTTTCTGCAAATGGCGTGACATCGTTCACACTTTCCGGATTTTGGATTGTCGTAGATATGCCGGCAGCCGGAACGGTCACGTTTGGGATTTGGAATACTGCGGGTACGGCACTGGCAACCGGCACACTAACCCCATCGGACGTGCAAAGCGCGGTCGTCGATAAGTTTGTGTACGTCGGCATGACCAGTACACCAAGCCTAACACCAGGCACCAAATACTACATCGGCGCGCAGGCAGACGGCAACACGTTTGAGATTGCGCACGTCACAGTTCAAGAGGCAAGTGACTTTCTGGCCTGGACCCCGCACGCGGTTGTGCAGGGCTCTTGGGACACTGCCAGTTGGACCGACACGGCCACGATTTGCCCGGTGGTCTTTCCAGTTATCAACAGCGTCACCCCCGAAGTCGGCGGCACGCCCGGCGCTTTAATGCTGCTGGGAGTCGGCGGCTAGGAGATCCCAGATGAGCGGTACACAAAAAGAAGACACGCAACATTCCAGCGGCGACCTGGGTCAATTGCTGTTGACGGTCCGCCAGGATTCGGCGGCGGCGCTTGGCGGAACAGACGGCGATTACCAGGCTGCGATTACCGACGCCAATGGACGCCTGCACGTCAACGCCACGATTTCGTCAGGTGGAGGCACTGAATATACAACCGACGTCGCCGCGCCAGCCGCTCCCGTAGGCGGAGTGTCGCTCGCAATTCGCGACGACGCGCTGGGCGGTGTGACGCCGGTCGAAGGCGATTGGGTGCCGGAATACTGCGATGCCAACGGTGCGCGCTGGGTCTCCGTCAGCAACACAGTCACCGTCGCCAGCCATGCCGTCACCAATGCTGGAACCTTTGCAGTTCAGATTGACGGGTCCGCGCTGACGGCCCTCCAGTTGCTTGACGACACGGTCGTCACGCTTGGCACCGACACCTATTCCGAAGCCAGCACCAGCGGCATGGTCGTCGGCGCTGTCCGCAACGATACCTTGGCGACACTTGCGGACACAGATAACGAACTTGCCCCGCTCCAGGTGAATGCAAGCGGCGCCTTGTACATCCAGGAAGGTTCAGCGCTCGACGTTTCCGCGGCTACGGTCACCGTCGATGGCTCTGGAGTGACACAGCCGATTTCTCATGCCGCGCTCACGGAACTGGCGGCCGCCATCGATACGGAAGTCCAGTGCGACATTGTTGGCTCTTTGCCCGCAGGAACGAACGCCATTGGCAAACTGGCGGCGAATAGCGGCGTTGATATCGGCGACGTGGATGTGACGAGCCAGCCCGCCCGCGCCGCAACAACGGACAACGTGGGTGCTGCGCTGATGACCAACGTCATCCACGACGGCACCACGGCGCTAACCCCGAAATTCGCAGTCATCGACGCGGCTACCAGCGGAGATAACACGCTGGTTGCGGCGGTCGTTGGCAAGAAGCTGCGCGTGCTGGCGGCATTCATCGTCGCCGCTGGCTCTGTCAACGCTCGATTCGAGGACGGTGCCGCCGGGACTGCGCTAACCGGACAAATGAATCTCACCACGAATAGCGGTTTTGTGCTGCCCTTCAATCCTGTCGGCTGGTTCGAGACGAGTGCGAACACGCTGCTAAACCTGGAACTGTCCGACGCAATTTCGGCAGACGGTTCCTTGGTCTACGTGGAGGTCTAACGACTTGGCTGACGCAGTCCATCACCAAATCCTGGACCTCGCACACACGGCAACCGTCGCCATTGGGCTGACGGGGATTGAGGACGCGCGGATTATCAAGCGGAACATTCCCAGCATCCGCGGCTATCGCGGCACGGAGAACGGCGACGCGGACACGATCGACAGTACGGCCGCAACCAACCACCTGATTATTCTGTCGAGCTACCTGCCGGAAACGATTACAGCGGCCACCAACCTGCGGGACGACATCGGCTACCCAATCCAGTTCAACCTCATCAAGCGCGACAACCAGGACGAGACAACGGACCCGGAACCGGTGCAGAAATGGCGCGAGCAGATTATCAGCACATTTCGCAATCAGCATCTCAGCGGAGTAACGGGAGCGCACGTGTTTGACTGCCGGCTCGAGCCCGGCTCGTCAATCGTTCCGGAAAGCTGGAAGCAGAATTTCTTGGAGTCGGTCTTTGTCCTGCGATTCATCACCCGCCAAGCGCGGGGCTAGGAGCTACGAATGGGCACGCCTTCCATGCAGCACCAAATCAGCGGCTTCGCCATCGACGCCGACGCCGCTGTAATCGGCGGTTTCGACGCCAGCAGCGTGCGACTGGAGTTCATTAGCGAGGACGTGAAGCTGCGCCAGACCTACCGCGAACTGCAGGGCATGCGCGGGACTCGCTCGCTGAACTCCGACCGCGCCCGCATCACGACCGAGCAGGTCAGTGGTACGATTCTTGCGGAGCCGACCGCCATCGAGCTTGATACGCTGCTGCCGTGGATTCTTGGGGCGAATGAAAGCGCAGACACGTTCGCACTTGCGGAGACGCTACAAACCCGCTCGTTGCTTTTCGACCGCGTTGCTAATCGGCACATCTACACACTGTGCTCGATCAACCGCGCCACCTTCTCGGCTCGCGCGGGTGGCGTGGTGCAACTGCTCTTGGAAGTCGAGGGTTCCGACGAAGTGCAGACCAACACCGCGGTTCCCGGCACCGTGCCCGCCGTGGACCTCGCCGGCGCTCCCTACGTGATGGGTGACGTGACTTTCGCTTTGGGTGCAGACGCATCGATTGACGAAATCTCTTCGTTTAGCATCACCATCGACAACCAACTGGTCGTGGACCGCTACATGAATAGTGTCACGCGGCTGCAGATTCCCAGCGGCGGGCGCGTCATCACGGTGAACATGACACTTCCATATAACGCCGACTCGGTAGACCTCCACGACCAAGCGGTGGCGGGCTCGACCGGCTCCCTGACCCTGACCAACGGCGGGGTAAGCACCATATTCACGTTCGCAAACCTCAAGAGCCCGGCCATGACGCCCAGCGCGGGCGCACGCAACTCGGAACTACCAATCGAACTCAACATGACCGCCTACCGTGTCGAGAGCACTGATACGGACGAACTGGTCGTGACGCACGACTCGGTCGCGTAAGGAACGCCATGCCAGACAAAATCACACTCACCGGACCAGATGACCGCCCACGACTTCAGGCGGTCGTCAATACGCTGCTGCAGTTTCTCAACGACGGGAATCACGAATACGAAGCGGTGTACGAGAAGGGCGACGAGCGGACGCTGACAATTCGGGTGTACCCGAAGCCGCCACCAGAGACGGAAGTAACGCCAGCGACACCAGACGAACCACCGCACACCGAAATGAGAGGCGATCAAGATGCTTGATTTCATCGAAGACGGCTACACCGAAGACGGCTACCTGGAAGCCATTGAAGGGCTGCGCAACGCCGTGCGGTTCAAGTACCGGCCCGCCGGACACCTACGGCGTGAAGCGGTCATGGATTCGCTCAAGAACAAGCCCGCCAAAGACTACTGCCGCATCATTCACCAGTTGCTCCTCGACACCGTGTTGGAGTGGGACATTGCAGACGGCAACGGCGGGACGCTGCCGCTGAACATGGCGTGGATCACCAAGCTGCGCCCGGTGATTATCGAAGGCATGTACGGCATCGTCCTGGGTCTCCGCGCCAGCGACCCCGACCCGCAGAACCCCGGCAACGACGCGGAAGAGTTGGCGTCGTCGGCTGAAGATGGCGCCAGTGTCGGCGCACACCGCGAGGAGGCGTCGGCAAAAAACTAAGGCAGGGTCTCAAGCTGTTGCTTGAGCACCCGAACATCGCAACCCGCAACTGTCAGCACTGCTTGACGTGGCAATACATCGAAGACGGAGAAAAAGCCGGCACGATCCTCAAGAACAGAGCCGGAGAAAATCAAAAGCGGTCGCACGCTCCGTTGTGCGCAACCGGGAAATGTCCAAAAGGCAGCCCGCAAACCGCGAAAGAGCACGAACTGTCCGAACAGAATTGGAAAGCGTACCTCGCCTACAAGACGAGCTGCTCGATGAGCTTCACGAACTTGAATGAACGCGAGCGACGGGACCCGATGCTCCAGAAAAACATGCAAGTCATTCACGCAATTGTACATCCACATGAACAACTTTCCATCATGCAAGCGGCGCTCATGCCGCTGTTAATGGCACCCGCAGAATCGGGACGGAACCAACATGGTCGCACAAGGCGGTAACAACCGTGACGTTACTTTCGGCTTGAAGCTGGTTGGCGACACCGGCAACAAGTCTGTCGTCGATCGCACGATTCAGGACGTAGAGCGGCTGCGCGATGCAATCGAACGTGTGAACAAGCAGTCGCTTTCGCCGTTTGGTGGTGGCGCTGGAGCGGGCGGAGGGGCGGGCGGTCGTCCTTCGGCTGGAGGCCGACAAGAAGCTACGCAATCCATGCGGGAGCAATCTCGTGAAGTAGAGCGGCTGTCTGTTCGTTACGAGGGCCTGGGGCAGAAAATACGATCTTCAAACGAGCAGATTGTGAACAGCAGCCGCCAGGCACTGGAGGGAACAGTTTCTTTGGGGCGCGGCTTTGTGGCGCTCGGTCTGGCGGGCGAAAAGGACCTTGAAAAGGCGGTGCGTGCCTTTGCGAGATTCCAGGGCGCGGCCGATATCATCAAGGGCACAACTGATATCGTCATGGGCGGAGTTCGCGCCTATCGCGCTTATCGGGAATCTATCCTTGCCGCCGCTGCCGCCCAGCAAGTCCTTGGCGCATCCCAAGCAACGCGAGTCGGCCGTTCTGCAGCCGCTGGAGTATCTGGCGGTGCTGCTGTTGGTCTAGGAGCTGCTGGTGCCACTCCGTTTTTGGCTGGCGCAGGCCCGGCCGCCGCTGGTATCGCCATAGCGGGAACCGCACTTGCCGCGGTAGCGGTTACGTTCAGCTACTTTGATGAGCGATTCAAGGCCCACACAATCAGTCTACTGGACAGTCTCAAGCGGTGGGCGTTCGGAATGGACCAGGCAGCCGAGGCACAACAACAAGCAATTATCGACCTGCGCCGCGGCGGTCAAATCCAGCGCAATCAACTGCAACTTGCGTTTGAGCGGCGCGGTGAAGACCTTGCGGATCGACGCGCTGGTTTCACTATCGGCACTCGCCTCGGCGACTCCCCACAAGCTGCGCTCCAGCAGGCTCGCATGGCGTCAGTACGGGCAATGACCGGCGTCCAGGCGATACGCGCGGAAGCGTCGGGGTTGTTTGCCGCCAGCGATCGACGCATAGCTGCTGCTTCTCCCGACCAATACGCAGGCGTGTTCGCCGAGGAATCTGAAAAGCAGACGCAGATTCAACAGCGGCTGAATGTCGCCCAGGAGCGGTTCCTGAACTCTAAGGAACGAGAGCTAGACGCGCAGCGCGCCATAAATCGCGAAACCCTCTCGTCGCTTGACAGGCAAATCGCTGGTCAGCGCTCTGTTTTGGAGTCTGTGCGACAGCAACACGAACAGATTATTGCCGCGAATCAGTCCATTGCCGAACGGTTCGGACAACTGTCGCCAATGCGGCAGCAAGCACAACTGCGAGCTGTTAACGCCGTCATTGGAGACGCGAGAACGGCGAGCCGCCGACAACTGGAACAGGCTATTCAATTCGGCGGTGAAGCTGCGGACATTGCACGGTCGGAGCGTGGAAGGCGAGGTGATGAAGTAATCGGCCGCGACCCGTTCATCTCGGCAATGCTTCGCAATCGCGAACGAGAGGCGTCTGTGCGTGTTCGCGAAGAAGGAGGAGCACTAGACGCGCTGCAAAATATCCGCGGACGAGCAGAGCAGGCAGGCCAAGAGTTGGTGAAGAATATGGCTGCCGAGTTGGGCGCGGTACTAGACAAATTACGCGACGGACTGCGCAAGGAATTCAAAAACCAAATGCTGGAATTGGAGCAACGTCAAGCGTCGAAGGAGGAGGCGCTTCGGGCGCAGGGTGGGTAGCGACGTGGAGACCTACGCGACTTTTGCAGTCGGTTGACCGCAATGGCTGCACCTGGAAGCACCCGCCATGAGTAAGCCGCGACATTGCTCACAGCGACGCCGATTATCAGGCAGGGCGAAGACTAGCACCCAACCAAAAAGACCGCACAGCAAGCCACAGAGAGCACCCAGAAGCGGTTGGGCGCGAAACTGAGTTCCCAGGATGGCTCCTACGCCAGAGGTCATCGCAATCCCAAAAATCGCAACAACAACGATCAGTTCCACCTGCTGAAATTCGTCCATCGCACAACCTCCAAAAGTAATTTCCGGGAACCAAATTATTGTACGTCAAACTCGGCAGTTACACCCACCAGCTTAACGAAGTGGGCCTGAGAATCGAGCGGCAAACGCTGCTGAACGACGCCCAGGTGCCGTGGGGAGTGCTCCACCGCTGGACCCTGGAGGGACTGCTGACCGCCGATTCATTGTCCGCGATTGATGCCGCAATTGCAAGCCTGGAAAGCAGTTATGCATCGGACGGAAATGATATTTACCTACTGGACAATAGCCAGAACCAGACCAACACGAAGATCCTCAACAGCAACACCATCGGCGGCGTGCGGGTGGTTCAGCCGCCCTCGTATCGGGAATATCTGGGCAGCGAGTACGTGACGCAGCGGGCTTACACGATTGTCGTCGAAGCGATTGTCCGCACGTCGATTACCGAGGCAATCATCCTGGCGTGGAGCGAGACACTGAGTTTCCAAGGCGGCGGACCGCGCGAGGTACTCATCGAGACCCGCAACGGACCTCCGCAGCGACAAACCGTCAGCCAGCAGACCCCTTACTTTATGACACAAACCGGTCAGGCAGTCGGACTGAACCAGACGATTTATGCCCTGCCGCTGTTGCCGACGATCGAAGACCGGCCGGCAAGGCGGCTCGATATTGGCGAACCAAAGACCTACGGCTACGGCAGCAGCCGGACACGTCGCGAGTTCCCAGCAAGCTGGTCGTACCGATTCCAAGATGCAACTGAGATTTCCGCACTCCCAACAGCGCGCCCCGTCGCGTAATGAAATATGAGCACACGAACCTGGCGTGGCTACGCCGTCGCACAAGCCGAAGTCCAGACCTTGACTCCCGCGAATCCGCAAGAGGGCGTGGTCTATACGGCGACCATCAACGGCAAGGACGTGACGTACACGGTCACGGCGGCCGATATGGCGGACGGCGCAAGCGACGAGGCAGCGGCTGTCGCCAAAGCGGTGGACGGTCTGGTAGCCGCCTGGAACGCTTCGACCATTCCAGAATTCGCGGAGATCACAGCAAGCGACTCGACCACTGCCATGACGCTGACGCACGATACGTCCGGCGTGCCGTTTACGGTCAGCGGCGCTGGAACGAACGGCATCAGCGCACAAAATGAAGTCCAGACTCTCACAATCACCGGCACACCGACTGGCGGCACATTCACCTTGACCTATGACGGGCAGACGACCAGCACGATTGCATACAACGCGGATGCGGCAACTGTCGATGCGGCATTGGAGGCGCTGTCAAACATCGGTGCCGGAGACGTTACTTGTGCCGGCGGCGCGCTGCCAGGAACTCCGGTGACGATTCAATTCACCAGCGCTCTCGCCCAACTGAATGTGGCGCTCATCACCGCGGACGGGTCCGGGCTAACCGGTGGCTCGTCACCTGACGCCGCTGTGGCGACCACCACACCCGGTTCTGCGGGCGACCCCACATTAGCCAACGCGACCACGACTTCTGCCACCGGACCCAACCACTTCGACAACGCGGACAACTGGAGCGGCGGCGCAGTGCCGGTCGACTCCGACGATATCGTGTTTGAGAATTCCGACGTGGATTGCAAGTACGGTCTATCACAAACGAGCGTTAGCCCGGCGTCGACGACAGTCAAGATGTCCTACACCGGCAAGATTGGTTTGCCGCGGAAAAATTCCAACGGCTATATCGAGTACCGCACGACGTACCTAACGATTGGCGACTCCGGCGACGGCGTGACCAACACGGTCGAGATTGGCGAAGGCACGGGGGCCGGCAGCGGGCGCCTCAAGATTTCTACGAACGATTCGCAAACGATCTTGAACGTACTCAACACCGGTCAAGGCGCAGAGAGCGGGATTCCAGCGCTGCTATGGAAAGGTACGCACGCCTCCAACGTTGCGAACCTGCAGAAAGGCAGTGTCGGCATCGCGTTCTTTGACGGCGAATCAGCAACCCTGTCGGACCTGAACGTCAACTATGTGACCAACGTCACAGGAGACGTGCAACTCCGCTGCGGTGATGGCTTGACGTTAACAACCGTCGATATGGCTGGCGGTCAAGTCACATTGGAAAGTGCCGCGACGACCATCAACCAGTACAACGGCGAATTGACGCACCGCAGCGGCAACATCACCACGTTGACCATCGACGGCGGCACGTACTTTGAAGAAGCAGCCAACACGACGACAACCTTACTGGTTGGCAGCGACGGCGTCTACGATTGCCGCCGGAATCTCAAGTCGCGGACGATTACGAATATCTCGCTGCACGAGCGGTCCGCGTTCCATGACCCGTTCGGCACGGTCACGGCATCCAACGGCTATGACTTCGTGCGCTGCACGCCCGGAGACGTGACATTCAACGTCAAGCCGCACCAGACCTGGACGCCCACTTCAATTTAACGGAGGTGAGGCGTGGCGGCTCCGCAAGGATTGGTCAGCTTTCCAGGCATCCAGCAGCTCATTGATTGCAGCTACACGCTCGCGCTGGGTATCACTCCGGGCATGGCGTCAATGACGATTGCTCCCCAAGCGGGACTTATTTCCGACGTCGGTCCACTCGTGTTCAGCTTCGGCGGGGTGATTGTTGCAACGCTGCCGGACTGCAAGGTCGATTCCGGTTCGCTCCGCTACGACTCCTCCGGCAACCTGGTCCAGCTTCATATTCTCGATCGCCGCTGGAAGTGGGCGTTTCCAACCGTCAATGGCAAATACAACTTGCGCGACGGCAAGGGCAAGCTGGTTTCCGACCTGGCGAACCCCAACGACGCCGTAAAGCACACGGAGCGCACGCCGCAGGAATTGGCCACGTTGCTGCTGGAAGCAATGGGCGAGCAAGGCTTCGACGTGGCGGACTTGCCGAACGACGCTCGACCGATGGTCGATTGGGACGTTGCCAATGCAGCCCAGGAACTCGACCGCCTCTGCAGCGACCTCGGCTGCCGAGTGGCGCTGCAAATCAACAACAAGGTCAAGCTCGTCAAACTTGGTCAAGGTCAGCCGTTACCAGCAGGTGGTGTGATTTCGATTGCCGAACAAGTGGACCCGCCGGAAAAGCCCGACCGACTGGAGGTTGGCACTGGGCGCGTTCGCTTCCAACACCATTTCGAGATTGAAGCTGTGGGCGTCGAGGCGGATGGAACCGTCAAACTGCTGGCGGACCTCTCATACACGCCGCCTGCCGGCTGGGGCGTTGACGTGGACGATATCGACTTCTGGTTTGTGCCCGACGACGACGACCGCCGCGCCGCCAAGCAGTCTGTTTGGAAGTGGTATCGAATCAAGCTGCCCGTCGATATTCCCGGCTGGGGGCAGGTCACGGACCCGCGCCAATTAGCGCCGCTGCTGACCGAGCAGGTCGATACCTTCGAGGATGCCAGCGGTGCGCACCCGCACGAAGCCGTCGTCTATGGAAAATGGTTCGACACCACTTCGCTGGCTGCCGAGGCGGATAACGTGGTTACGCTCACACCGATGAACAACTTTAGCGCCGACGACAGCCGCATTGTCAAGCGCGGCTTCTCGATCGACCGCGAGAATCTCATTGTAAAATTCGGTGAACCGGTGGTGTCGGTTGACGCGAACTTTCAGGCGCAGGCGCCGACGCTGCGGCTACTGACCGCAGTCAACGTCCGCGACCCGCAGCCGGAAGCGAACGGGCAATACGTCCGCTACAAAGCCGGCGTGCAGTTCGGCAACGCACTCGGCACGAAACCGCGCATTGAGCGGCGCGACGAAATCCGGCCGTGGTACAAAGGTATTTATGACAACGCCTTCAACGCGCTCAACGTCGAGAACAACATCGTGGACGTGGAAGCAGAGATCCAACACAACCTGATTGCCATTGCCCAGGAGTACGAGCAGCATCAGCCGAGCGAGGCGGAATACGCTGGACTCGAAGGCGTGAATCCGGACGGCGCGCTGCAGTCCATTACGTGGTCAATCACAGCCGCCGGCGCGACCACGCGCGTCCAGCGCAACCAGGACCGCGGCACACCCTACACGCTCAGTTTCAAGCGACGCAACGAGATTGAGGACCAGAAGAAAGCCAAAGACCTGTTTCGTAAAATTGCCGCCGCGGCGGGATTGGATTTCCTGTTATGAACCGAGATTCACACACGCACTCGTCACAAATCACCAGCGGACAGGCGGATTCTGCGCAGAATCGTTTGCGATGGATGTCAGTCTACAACAACACGTCGTCTGACATTCCACCGTTCGGAGTCTGCCCGGTTTCTAGCGTCGACAACAACGGCGTGTTTCAGATCCAAAGCCCCTCGAATTCGGAGCTGCCGATTCTGCTCCTCAATGGACCACTGACCATTGCGGCGAACGCCTACGGCAAGGCAACACGAGAAGGTCCGTGGTGGGCGGCCTACGACGACACTTACACTCCGAGCATTGGTGAGATGTGGGGGCCGGGAACCACCGCTGCGCCGTTTCGCGCCCGACCAATGCACTCCGAACAAGGCGCACAGGTTGGCTTGGAAATCGTCGGCGGCACGCTGGGGAGTGGCAACACGGCGCGCGTCATGGCGATCCCGTGCCGCGTCCCAGACATCATGTTCGGCTATGTATCGAGCACGGATTATGACACCGCCGGCGCACAGAATTTTGTCAGTGGCATTACAAACGCCAGTGGCGTTATGAACCCGGGCGACGACACCAACTCTGGATGGGTGCGGGGCTACAGTCGCCGCCTGGACGGCGAGGCGTTTGGACGCTACACGTTCGACACAAGCAACGCCTCCGGTGGCTTGGGCGTGAAAGCGGAAATCATTGCGCCTCTTTCTGTCCGACGAAAGCAGCTCGGAATTATTGGTCGCAACGGGACGAAGTTCAACTTTTTTCCGCTGGATGGAACCTACGAGAACGTCATCTGCGCTTCCGGAACGAGCATTGACGGCAGTGGTAACGTCGTGCTCACGACGGATGAGCTTGGCATCAACAACTACTGCGACTGGGCGCAGGTAGAAACTACCGGAACCGGTGGTGTGACGCTGGAAATTGCAGGTAAATACTTTGTGTCGGCTTTTTTGCAGGCGCAGTTTGCTCCCAGCATGAGCGGCGCGATAAGTTACGCCCTTACGCTCGTAACTGGACAGTCCGCCACCATGACGATTCCGTATGCAGCCGGCGCGGGCGTATCGACATGGGACGTGGCGGGAAGTCGTTCGATCGACATTAACCGATGGACCAGCGTAGGCAGCGGAACTACCTTGGGGCTGTCGCTTACGCCATTTTCAGGAGTTACCGGAATCGCGTCTCAACTTTCGATCAATCGTTATCTGTCCGGCAGCCTGTAGTAGCTGCGCGCCAGTTGATTCGCACGCGCGGACCCCAATCATATCAGCCGTTGACAGTCTGTCAATGGCTGTTACAATCCGGTAGTGTCGTCACAGTGAGGGGCTATTTTTTGACGGCCGCGGGTTGCGGCTGACCTAGACCTTAATCCGACGAATCCGCCGGATGTTCACCTTCGGGATGTGTTCAATATACCGCCACGTCCCATCATTGGTGTAGCTGTCCAGCGCAATAGAAACGGTCTCCTCATTCTCGCGAACGAGGAGACCGGCGCTTTGTAGCTCGACTTGTGGCACCAGTTCATCGCTGGTGCATTCGCCACGCTGGTAAGAGGCATCAAACCATGTTACATAGGCCAGCGTGACTTTACCGTGTCGCATTACCGCTTCTGCCCCTTCCCTTTTTCACGTTGCGACAATGCCGATCCGGCGGCACTCTTGGAATCCTTGCTGGTCCTGCCGTCCTTGAGGACCTTGGAGGAAGTAGACGCGACTTTCTTACTCGTGACTTTCTTTCCGCTTGCCATGTCATGGCTCCTTAAAAATGAGAAACTAGCTGACATGGACACCATCCGTTGGCTCGGCGGTTGCGATACACACCGAAAAACTGATAGCATCCGTACATCACTCGATTGTCGGTACGCGGTCCAAAATGTCAATACGAATTGGCGATTCCTGGATTGCGACGCACTTGCTTTTTGTGATAGGCTCACCACCGCGATACACACCGTTGGCCGTCGAGTCACTTGCGGACTCGGCGGCCTGTTTTGTTCTATGATGCCGCTTGCCCTGTGACCGCCTCAAACAGGTCGTCGAAACTCCACAGATTGTCGGTTATTTTCGCCATCATGGCAGCCGTAGGACGACGCTGCCCAGACTTACCGGGTTTCCGGGTTCGCCAACAGAAGTTGTAGTAGGCCGCGAACATGGCGAAAGCCGCTTCCAGGTTCGCCAGCTTCTTGCTGAAGCAGTAGGTCAACCGGTTCAGCCGCTTCATAAAGAGCCGCTGCGTACCATTCAGCCGCTCGACGTGCGACGTGCATATCGTCCGCCGCTGCTTGCCCTCTATCCCCCGTATGCCCGTCCGCTTCGTTCCGACCATTTCGCTGGGCGTGTAGATCATGCTGGCGTTGCGGTAGTCCTTCACGATGGTGCCAATGTTGACAGACTGTCAACCTCTGCTAAAATCCAACCATGCCCCGCAAGCGAAAACCCGCGACAATCCGCGAGCAATTGGAGCCGCACATTCGCGCCCTCGGCATCCGCGAAACCTCCCGCCGTTCGGGCGTGGCGGTCAGTCACCTCTCCGCGTGGCTGACCCGCACGGTTCCAACCGTATCGACCCGCCCCCGCAGGCTCTCCGACGCCCAAATTGAAGCGGTTTGCGCTGCCGTCGATATGCTTATCTCTATACGCGGTAACGGTTTATAAAAATCTTGAAAATCCGTCGAATCTGGGCGGATTTGTGCCGATAATCGTTGACAGCCTGCGAACAACTGTGTAGAATCAGGTCATGGCAAGCAACTCAACACGAAAGGATGGGGCGATGACGACCACAGACACGATGCACCCCTTTGAATCAGCCGGACTAGGTAAGGCGCCGTTCCGGTTCGCGGGACACGAACACCGCGTTGGTCCCATCCTGGCAGACGACGGCGTGACCCAGGTTGGTGCGCCGGGGCAGCCGATGGGAACGTGCGACCACTGCGGCATGAGCATTGCCGACTGCTACAGCGTGCGATCGGCTGAAGGCAAGCAGTTCATTGTCGGCTCAACATGTGTCGAGAAGCTGTACCGCCACACGAACAAGCGATCCAGCGTACTCGCCCGCGACCCGGTATACCGCGAATTCAAGCGCGAGAAAAACCGCATCGCCACAGAGCGGCGGCACGCTCGCGAAGCAGCGCGCATCGCAGAAGGTCGCGAGTGGGTGGAGTCACACGAAGCCGCGTTGCGTTCCCTGCCGAATCCGCACCGCGAAGGCGAAACCCGCTGGGACCAGTATCAGTGGTACATGCTCAATGCAGGCAGCAGCGGAAAACTGCACGTCCTGAAGGTGCTCCGCAGATTGCTTGAAACCCCTTAACGCGGCCCAGCCGCCGGACCCGGACGTGCCGGGGAAACTTCATTTCAGACCGAAAGGCAAAACGATGAAACGCAAAGAACTCGAAGCACTGATTGCCCCGCACGCCAACCGAATTGAGACCATCATTACCAAGTGCGGCGCGCCGTTTGGCCGCCTGCTCGTGGACGGCTCGCTGAACACGAGCCAGCGGCGAAAAGGATTCGTCGGCCGACTCTATGTGGTCCTGGGCGACACCGCCCCGGGCTGGCGAGTCAAGGACGACTCCATCGGCCGCAAGAAAATGAAAACGGAAATTCGTGCTTATCTGCAACGGCAAGGCGTTCCGCTCGCTGTACACGCCCAGGCGTCGTACAGCTCGCTAGAGCAGCAAGGCAGCATGATGGTTCGGCGCGATAACGACGGCAAAGCGATTGGCGTGTACGAGGTGTGATCCACAATGCGGTGACGTCGTTTACCTGTCGCGGATTGCAGCAGACTTTCCGTGACAACGAGGAACCAGCGGACCACCCCCCGACGCTGGACCCAACAAATTCGCAGGCAATGCTCCACGGAGCAACCCAGCGGGGGCTTTTGTCTAACGCGGCCCCGCCGCCGGACCCGGACGTACCGGGACAGCGACCAGCAGCGCTAGACTGCTGGCGGCCCCCACCGAAACCTGGGCACAGGAGAAATGAAATGATGACAATGCACCAACAAAAGTTAGGCGGCAATCGCGAGGACAGGTACGACTTCGCGGTCTCGCTCGGCTGCCCTGTGGCCGAGCGGAAGGGCAAAGAGTGGGAGGTCCGCTCGACGACCGAGGCGTCGCACACCGTGATGGAGGCGTCGTACCACACTTTTCGCGGCGGCAAAGGTCGTGAGGGCGGCGTGTGCCAATATCCTGGCTCAGCTAGACGGGCTGGGTACAAGACGGACTACCATCGAGCCGTCCGAGACACCTACGTCCGATCGGTCGCCTGGATCGACGATGCAGGTCGCGCCTGGTACGTCGCGCACAATCACCTCTACCTGCTGCCGCGCGGCGAGTGGACTCAGCACGATGACTCGCTCTACCTCGACGGTGAGCGCGTGCTGGGGATCGAGTTGGCTAGACTGTCCGCAGAGCGCGGCGAGGTCTTCCCCTACCTGGCGTCGCTGCTGCCGCGCGACCAGCGTCTCGTGCGAGACGTCGTCGCGAGCCGGCCGGTGTCGGTCAAGCGACTGCTGTCGATCCCAGACACGCATCTGCGAGGCTACGTCGCCCAGCGATGCGGCGGACTTGCGAAAGTCGCGGCCCAGCTGCCGCTGGTCGAGCGGACCAAGGACGGTGAGCTGCGCGACGCGACGCGGATCGGCATGACCACCGACCTGTTGATCGTGCGCGACTCGACCAGTGGCGAGCGGTTCGCGCTGGGTGTGCCGAGGCGATCTGGCAAGTCGCGTAGCGTCAAGCGAGCTCTGCGCGACTTAAACGGAATCCCGCAGAGCAAGATCGTCGCCGCCTCGTAGTCCACTGATGAGACGGTGTGATCCCGGCGAAACGCCCTCCGGGGCGTCTGGACATACGCGACCAGCGGCGCGAAGTTCCGCTGGCGGCGCCCTCCGAACCAGGGTGACAGGAGACAAGACATGCACACCACCACACACGTCGGACAGCACGTCGTCGCCCGGCAGCGGACGACTGAGCCGGCTGCGCCGCCCATCGAGATCGCTGAGCTGCGAATCGGCCAAGCAATCCGGCAGGGCGACGTGATATTACAGCGCGTCGCGGCGCTGCCCGACTCCGCCACACCTCGCCGCCGGCGAGACCTGGCGGTCGGTTCGCGGGCGTCGCATCTCGCGGCTGATCCGGCGCAGACCTACGAGGTAGACGGATCGGACGACATCTACATCCGCGCCGAGCAGCGGTGGGCGCTGGAGCACGACGAACACGCCTGGTTCGTGTTGCCGCCTGGCGTCTATCGATCATGGCGTCAGATCGAGACGATCGGACTCAGCACGTCGCAAGCAGTCGTCCGTCGTGTCGTCGTCGACTAGCGAGGATTTTCGCGGGGCCGCGCGGCCCCATTGAAGCGAACGCGTAGGCGCAAGCAAAGCCGCAACCGCGGCGACTTCCGCGCGGCCCCGTTATTTTGAAAGCAGAAAAATGAGCCTCATCCAAATCACCAATCACGGCCCGCTCATCACGTCCACAGACTATTGGCAGAGCGAGTACGCAGCAGCCGGCAAGCTGATCGTCTCGCCCAACGCCGGCGCGATCCGTTGCCTGATGCCGCCGGCGCTGTGGTCGGTGGTCGGCGAGTTGCGCTCGTGCGAGTACGCAATCGCCAGCCGCGGCCCGTGGCAAGGCGCGGACGCGCTGGAAATCCTGTGGGAGGATCACACCGACAGTCCGCACGCCTGGCACGTCACGGCCGAATCGTGCTTGCTGCTGCCGGGCGACCCGTCGCCCAGCGAGTGGGTCATTACCTGTTGGGTCGAGCGTCGCGGCGAGCCGCACAAGGCGCTCGAGCGACCCTGCCATTGGCGGCGCGTCGATGCGCTGCCGTGCCTCCAGCAGTGGAGGGTCAAGGAAAAATGAAATCCAAACGCAAAGACCGTCGCGGCCACTGGCCCAAAGGCAAGCCGCGGAACGCCACCGCGATCAACTGGGAGTCGCAGCGAGAGCTGCTTGAGAAACTAACGGACGTTGAAGTGGCGCGTCGCTTGAGATGCACCAGAGAGCGTGTGCGGCAGGTGCGTAAGCGGTTTGGAATCCCGCCATCGCCACGAGGCAGAAAGGCACGCCGTTGGACCGAGAGCGAGATCGGATTGCTTGGCAAATTTGCAGACAAGGAAGTTGCGAAGCAACTGGCCATTGCGGCCGCGACTGTCGCCGAGAAACGACAGGCTTTGGGAATTCTTCCGTGGAAGGGGTCTGTTTCTAAAAATCCGATAATTCGACTGCCGGCAGATTTGATTGCCATGATCGACGACCTGCGGAACGTTAAGGAATCGCGATCAGAGTGCCTCGGTCGAATTTTGGCGGACCTAAAATCAGGCAACAGCCTGCGCGAGATGTTGTCGCCAATCATCAAACGTCGCGGCATTCGCACAGCCGCCACAACGGCTGGCATTCGCCCAAACACACTTGCCGATTGGATTGCGGGGCGGGGACGTGACGGCCGCAAATATCCACAGCGACTTTCGGACGAGCAGGTAGACTCTCTCTGCAGCGCTGTGGGCGTGCAATTGCTGCTGATCCACGAAGAAGGCAAAGGAGATTGAACAATGACATGCGTGATCGAAACAAAATTCAACGGCGAGTGGACCACGGACGGGATTGGTAACAACGAACCTCGCAGTCGCGGCGAGTGCGAGGACGACATCCAGGCCCTGAAGAAGCTTGGTGGTACGTGGGCCACCGCTTGCTACCGAATCGTAGACTAGGAGTTGCCGGGCAACTAACGCGGCCCAGCCGCCGGACCCGGACGTGCCGGGAAGGTTCCTTTCACACAGGAGATAGCAATGATGCTCGACACCGGACAGAAGCGAATAATCTACGAAGACCCTGTGACTTGCGAAAAGTCAGAAGGTGAGGCGATCCTGAGAGAGTTGTATAGCACGAACGGATTGTCGTCTCACTGGCGCGTTGAGTTCGTGGACGAACCGGGAGTGTTCTATGAACGGACGATTGTATCCGACGAGGAAATCGCGGCCGAAGCCACGGAGGAGAGATGTGGCTGAAACCATAACACGACAAGAAGTCATCGGTGCGATCCGAGTGATTTACTTCGCAGGTCGCGATGCCTACATAGCAACGAATTCCGTGCGTGGTTTTTCTGCCGCGGCGGAGCGTCGGGAGAGGAAAGAACTGAACGACGCCCTGATCCTCCTGGGGTTTGAACCGCTGTCGGTTGAAGAGCACCGAGAATTATTCAGTTGACCAAAAGGGATTGTCATGCCCACCATCAAAATCGAACTAGTTGGCGACCAGCTCAACGTCGGATTACCCACGCGCCCGATTGTCCGCGTGCGGCTTTCTAAGTCCGACTTGACGCTCTTGCGCCGCACCCGCGACTTGCTCAACAAGGTCATCGACTCCCTGCCCTTCGGCGACGACGAGATGTATGACCGTGATGACCACTGGCATCGAGCCGCGAACAGTCTGAGCGAGATTATCGAGCGCAATCACCCGGCATCAATGAAACATCACACCATACAGGGGACAAATCTTGTTGCTTCGGGGAAAATCTACCCAAACACCAACAAGCTTGATGTGCAGCAGCCACGGAAATTCTCAAAAGAGGACACGGAAAGACCACTCAAACGCGATGGGCGAGACGGTGAAGAAACGACAGGGGCGAGCGCATCGGGATTGCGCTCGTAGTATTTTCCAAGGGTACTTATATACTTGACTCACACGATTGACCTGCTATAATTGTGTTAGACAAGGAGAATGAACAATGAGAGGACCGAATACGTGGAAGCCTCGCAAGCCGGCACTGACGAGGCAGATATTAGAAACCATTGAACTGAGTCTGCTTGACATGCGCGAACAGCTTGACGATGTAGTGGGCGGGTGCTCTGGCGAGATGGCTGACTGCGATGCCGCGATTGCATGGGTGGAAAAGATGAAGTCCCACCAGCGCGCCATGAGGAAGGATACGAAAAGCAAATGAACACACCAAAGACACTGATCGAAGCCGTGACTTACTACTCTGACGAGCAGCTTTGCCGGGACGTGATGGTCCAAGTCAAATGGCCTAGCGGAAAGATCGTTTGCCCGGTCTGCGGTTGTGACCAATGCAAACAAATGCCGACACGACCGCACTATCTGCGATGCTCGGAAGCTGGTTGCCGCAAGCAGTTCAGTTACAAAGTGGGGACGATCTTTGAAGACTCGCCGTTGTCGTTGTCCGTTTGGTTCGTGGCCGTCTGGTGTATCGCCAACGCCAAGAACGGAATCAGCAGTTGTGAGTTGGCCCGCGCCGTTGGCGTCACTCAGAAATCCGCTTGGTTCATGCTCCACCGTATCAGAACAGCGATGGAAACCGGGACGTTCCAAAAGCTGAGCGGTACTTGCGAGACTGACGAAACCTACATCGGTGGAAAAGCGGCCAACATGCACGCCCACAAACGCGAGAAGGCCATTAAGGGACGCGGGGCGGTTGGCAAGGCGATCGTTCACGGCGTTCTGGAACGCGGGAACGGTAAGCAAGACAGCCGCGTTAGAGCGAGCGTTGTAGGCCACGACGATGGGCCTACCGTTCTCGGTCGCGTTCGTCGGCACGTCCGCTACGGGGCGACGGTGTTCAGCGATGCCGCTGGGGCATACGCCGAACTTTGCTTGACTCACCTTCACCAAGCCATCGACCATTCTCGTGAGTACGTTCGCGGTCACATCCACACGAACGGAATCGAGAACTTTTGGATGCTTCTCAAGCGGACGATAGGCGGAACGTATACCGCTGTCGCTCCCTTCCATCTTGATCGGTACGTTGCCGAGCAAGTCTTTCGCTTCAACCTTCGCAAGACAACGGACGCGGGCCGGTTCGCTCAGGTCATGTTGCAAGTCGTTGGGAAGAGATTGACCTACCGAACTTTGACGGCGAAAGATGATGCCGGTTTCATGGGGATCAAGTAACGTGCGGCACATCATCCCAATCAGCGGCAAAGATTCGATGGCAACTGCGATCGTGATGCTGGCCAATGAACCGGGGTTGCCGTATGAATTCGTCCACCATGTTACGGGCTGGGATCTGCCGGAAGTAACTGAATGGTTTGAGCGAGTCGAGGCGAGAATCGGGACAATCGTGAAGTGCGGAGATGATCTCACCGAAATCGTTACTGAGCAAGGAATGTTACCGTCTCGCCACAGGCGATTTTGTACGAAGTACGCGAAGATATTTCCTATGCGGGATTGGCTTGGCAAGTCGGAAGCGACGCTGTATCTGGGGTTGCGAGCCGACGAGTCAGACCGTATCAGCGGAATGACCCCAAGTCGCCGCGAGACGTACAGATTTCCCCTGCAAGAGCAATCACTGTCAATTCGTGACGTATGGGCATTGGTTGCCTCGGAGGGATTGCTTCCACCGCAATTCATTTGGCCTTGGATGGTCGATCGCGTTCGGCAGCTTGGCGGGACAAAGCCTGTTGATATGCCGGAATGGGAATGGAACACGTTGTTTTCCGGGCGGAGTCGTCCAAACTGTGACATTTGTTTTAACCAGCGGCAATATGAGTGGATCTGGCTACACGAAACGCACCCGGAGGCATTCCAAAGGGGCGTTGATCTGGAGCTGTCCACACAGCACGCCAGTTCGTTCAAGCTGATTGGTAAAGACAAGCCGCTTGATTCGCTTCTTGCGAAGGCCGAAGCGATCAAGGAACGGCGAGCACGATGGATCGCAGGATTCCTAGAACGTCGCAGGCAAGGTGAATTATTCAACATCATCCAACCGGACGACTTGGTTGGCACTTCATGCGGTCTTTTTTGTGGAAAGTGAATCATGGCAACGAGGAAGCCGAAAGGCGTCAAGGAAACGACAGAGCTACTCAAAAAGCTAGTTAAGGTTCCCAAGGCCGAAGTAGAAGCCCTGGAAGCTAAGAAAGCGAAGCGGAAGAAAAAGTAGGCTGGTGATGGCATCGGTCGGATTATCCTAGTCGTGTGAGTCAAGTATATAAGTACCTTTCCAAGGAGGATACGCCGTGAAACGGACTCGCTAATTTCATTCCACCAGTGGTTCTACTTCTAGTAGCATCCACGACTCGGACACATCTCCCTCCAGCCATGCGGTGGTAAAACTGCGTTCCGCGTCTCTGCAGCTAGATTCGATTCTAGCGCGATTGTCCGCATGAACCGGTTGCCGAATCGGCTTTCCGGTCGTGAGCATATGGTCGATTTGAGCTAACTCGTAGCCGAGCACGAAGCAGTCTTTCGGGCGCAGGCCGTCGAGTTCTCCGTTATCGATCCCGAATGATTTAATCAATCCAAATTCTGACATACGGAGCCTTCCAATAGGGTGTCTTTCTGGGGCAACGGTTCAACGCTTTTCTCGTACCGCCGAATCGCGCGCGACTAACATGCTAGACCTCCGGCAACTTCGATGAGTGTCGGTCATTGGTCAAAATCCTCGGTGAAAGATACCGCTCCGTCACCGCCCGGCTGCTGTGGCCCAGAGACCGTTGGGCGTCGCCGCCATGCAGTTCCAGATAGCTCGCGTGTGATTTTCTGATGGCATGGCAGCACCATTCGCGGCCCATCGGTAGGTCGGCGCGCTTCTTGATTCGCTTCAGGTGGTCGTAAAAAGTGGCTCGATGCATCGCCCAAGGGAAGATCAGCGGAGAATCGGACTCCAGTCGCAGGACAGCCTCCAGGGCCACTTGTCGCAGTCGGTACGTCTTGGGCTGCTTTTGACCCTTGCGTGCATTGGCGGGGCAGAATACGTCGCCCGTAGCCGCGCCCAGCCAATCCCACTGCCAGGACAAGACCGCCGAGATTCGTTCGCCAGAATCGAAAATCGCATGGAACAGGGCTGGCCACCAATCGGCAGCCAGCACGCCCGGATAGACGTGGCCGGTTTCCAGGGCGCTGGAACCGAACAAGCGCCGTAGCTCGTCCAAGGTGAACGCGAGCGGAATTGCTTCCGGGAGCCGTATTCGCGGCACATCCGGCCCAATCGGAACCAGCCCCTTGCGGTTGCAGAACCGCCACAGCGACAGCAGTTTGTCGCGAACCTGCGAAACGGTGTACGGAGCCAGTCCGCTCGCCAATAGCGATTGCAGACACGCCCACACGGCATCGTCTTGAAGATCGTCGAGTTGAGCCGGCTGCTGCAGATAGGCGTCGTACTTGGAAATTGCCCATTCGTAGTGGCCGGGTGTGGTGCTTCCCTCCACGAGCGAGAGCCGCGGAAGGAGTTGCCCCCGAAACACCGCGCGCAGGGTACGATCCGGGCCTGAGCGCGAGGTAATCATCGAAGCTCGTCACGTTGCTATTATGCGCCATCATCCGTGTGCCCTCGCCTCCGCGGTCCTATTTCCTTCGTTTTGTGACAGTAAATGGTCTGGTTGATTCGGTCAGGCAAAAGAGTCTATGATTCGTTTGCTAATCCACTCGGCAACCGGAACGGCCACTGCATTGCCTAGCATCCGATAACGGGCCGAGTCGCTGATTTCCTTGCCGTCGTCTGCGTAGCGTGTCCAGTCGTCGGGGAAGCCTTGGAGTCGCTCGCATTCGCGCGGCGTAAGGCGACGGACTGCCATCTGGTTTCCTGCAAAGGTTCCGTCTTCGCTGGCGTCGTGGCCTTCGGCGCTTATGGTGTGAGTAATTAACTGACCGCATTCAGCGGCTTGCTGCGTCGTCATCGCGTGACCGTGTTCGCTGCTATGCGCCGCCAGGGGGCCGACGATGAACGTGTCTTGATCGCACCCCATCCGCTGTCCCTCTCGCGTCGTGACGCTTCGTGCGAGAGCCGGAACCAACTCTCCGCAACGGTCGGGTGTTCCCATGCCGCCGTCGCTCGCCTGCAATGTTCCCGCTACGATATTCACGTCGTCCTCTCTTCGCCTTCCAGGTTCGTTGACTCCGCTACCATTTGCAGAGCCGCGTGTAAGGCTGGCGGCAACTCTCTGCCCCGCTTCTCGGCTCGGCGGAGAATCCCACGGCAGGCTTTCGCGCTCAAAAAGTATTTCGGCGGCACGTCGCCAGTCTCCAAGACATCCGACAATGAACACACGCTTGCGGCGCTGGGCGACTCCGAACCACTGAGCGTCAAAAACGCGGTACGCGGTCCCATACCCCAATTCCGAAAGGGCAGCCAGGACGGTTGAGAAATCACTTGTTTCTTCCAGTACCAATTCCCGTCCGGGTCCCGGTCGCATGTCCAGCGAACTCGGCGTGTCGCCACTCCAACTTGACAAAAGGCCGGGGACGTTCTCAATACAAACCCCGTCGGGAGCGAATTCACGGACGATGCGCATGAACTCGAAGAACAGTCCGCTTCTCTCGCCAGCCAATCCAGTACGTCGTCCAGCCACCGATAGGTCCTGGCAGGGGAATCCTCCGCAGATCCAATCGGGTCGAACAAGGTCTGCTGTTGTAACGCGTCGGACATCGGTTCCTCGCTTCAAATCGAGACGGTCGAAGTGCCGCCGCAAAACAGACGTGCATGTGTCGTCAATTTCAACCTGCCATTCGCAACGCATTCCAGATCGCTCAAAGCCGAGGTCAAATCCGCCGATGCCGGTGAATAAACTGCCAAACTTCAACATGCCGCATTACGCCTTTCGATCCGATCAACCGCAGCCATCAGCGTCCAGCGGCTGCTTTCAAGCGTCGGGGTGGTCATTCGCTGTTCTTTCTCACGAAATCAGCCAGCTCACGGAAGTGCAGCGAGTCCAGGCGGTCGGATGCCTCAAGTTCCTCAACCAACTGCAGCCCTTCCGAGACTCGCCGCTGGCGTTCGGGGATTGGGACTCGTTTCAACCTAATCTAGCCCGGTCCCTGCCGGTGCCGTGCGGAAAATCGCTGCAAGCTGCTCAAATGCTCTTGCGATTGCCTCCCGCCGCTCTTGCGACTTCGGCAACCAGAACGTAACCGCACTGCGGTCATCGTCGGCCGGCGGGTGGTGAAGCAGCGGCGATGAATGCAAGATCAACTGTGCCGCATGGTACACAATGCCGGTGTTGCTTTCTTTTTCAACCTGAATGACTTCGCTTGTCAATTCCTGACTGTAAACATTGATTCGCATGGCCGTCGCTCCTGCTTTCGTTCGGGTATGGGGACTCTTCATTCGTCACTCTACATCCAACAGGTCTAGCGTTTGCCCAGCGAACTCGTGGGTGCAATCACCGAGGAACTGCACGCGACCATCATTGATGAACGAATGGCAAATATGCTCGCCGTGTTCATCGCCGCCTCGCGTCAACACGGACGGTTTTACGGTTGGTCTGTCGATGCTGCCATTCCATGTCCAGTTCGGCGTGCCGCGTCGCGTGCCGCCGATCATCACGGGAAGAATGCGGTTCGGCAACGGACCTGGTAAATGGAGCAAAATGTGTGTTGCATCCGACGAGTTGCAAGGCTCGTAACCGCTAGGTGTTGCCCGTAAAGGTTTCGCTTTCATTGCTGACTCGGCTGGCGTTCACGGATTGGGGCTCGTTTCATATGTCGTATTCTCGGCCGACACCAATCAACACCTTGTCGGCTTTGCCATCGAGAATTTGTTGGACCATTTGAAACACGCCTGGGTTCTGGCGCAACTTCATGGCCAAGTTGTCAAACACGTCCGATTCCGTATCACCCGGCTTGCGAATCCCCGCCTCCATGCAGTTCCGAGTGATTTCAAAATGAACAAAGTATCTTCGTTTCATGGCTTCTCCTGCAAAAATAGGTCCGCGTCGCGAAATTAACCAGCAGTAGCTTTTAGTCGCAGTCTGGACGGCTCTCGTTTGGCCACGGCACGCTCCTATCGCACCGCATTGCGATGCCGTGCCGCACGCAGACCTAGTTCGTTAATCCGGTGCCCGTTTGTCAAGAGGCTCTAGTTCGTAGTCTTCCAGTTCCTCCGCCGACAACCGCCGGCGATATCTCACGCCGAACGGCTTGTTCCCGCACGGCAAGTCGGGTCCGCCTGGACAACTCATGTTGCGACCGGTCTCGATCAACTCCCAACCGGGAGCGTCGCGAATTTCGGTGGGCGGCGCGTCGGGGCATAGTCGTAGCAATTCATGCGTGTTTGCTCCTAAATTCTTCAACGTGATCCCTGACTTGCGAATCCTGGCTGCCCCGAAGCAATCCGCGGTCCCCAATCACCAGCGATGAAATCTCTTTGCACGCCTGTTTGAGAATGCGTTCCATCGTGACAAACAACTTCTCCCCTCCCAGGTAGTTCGCGTTGCTGGAATTACAGGTGCAGCGTGCAACAAAAAGCAGGCTGGCGATAAGTTTATCCGCATCGTCCACCCTCAGTTCGGCAAACGCTTTTTTGTTCCGAACCAGGGCGACGTAGGAGTCGTGATTTTGGACTAGCGCCTCGATCAAGTCTCCCAAGTCGCTACCGTCCGGCCATAGCTTCCAGCAGATCGAGCCCAGCCGGTTCACGATCGCATCGTTGATCGAGTTCGACTTGCGAAGTTCGGTAATGGTCTCGTGCAGCTCTTTCAGTTCGTCGCGGTAGGCTCCGATTTCACTTCGGAGCCAGTCGATTTCCTGCTGCTTCGTTTTGAATTTTGCCATGTTAAACCCTCCCGGTTTTCGATTGTCACACTAATCATTTAGCAACTCCTGCGTTGCTATCTCGCACGCCACATCCTCATTCCACGCCAACTTCTCCGCAGGAAGTTCGTCCATGTACTCCTGCATGTATAGTGCGTTGAACCGAACGATGTTGTTTGGCGACTTGTGACCACAGACCCATCCCTTCGGACCCCAGTGATGGCCGAGTAGTCTTTGCCGTGAACTGCCAGGATCGCCATTCATCGTTAGGTAGATCCAGTCCCGGCCCTTTGCGATCGTTTCGCTGATGTGCGATTCGAGCTCCTCTCGATTCATGTCGTCCTCCGGTCCTGTCTCGTCAGTCGGCCTGACCAGCGTGGGCCTCGGCGTTTCAGGGCGTTTGTAGCGGTCATCGAATCCTTTTTTCACCATTCGGTTGCGGCTGTGCCGGTCAGCGTGAGTTTGCCGGTTTTCCAATTCTTCATCGCCCACTGGATAATTGAACCCGCTTTACAGGACTTTATTTATGTCTGAACAACAATCTGTGCGATGGCGACTTTTCGTCAAAGACAATGAGCCGTTCACGGTGTCAGCCGCCGGGTCGGCCTCCGTTGTCAACGGTGCGGCTGTTTTTTGTAACGAACATGCCGAACCGGTGTGCATCGTTCCGCTGGCGGAACTACGCGATGCCATCCGCATCGACGCCCTTGTCTTGGAAGTAATTGATTAATTCTTTTGCCACTGCGCTGTCGACCGCAAGGCGGCTGCCGTCAGTCAGTACGACCGTGGGTTGTGGCACTGCGCATGCCGACACGCACACGATTTCGCGGGGGTCGATTACCAATGATCCAAACCGCTTCAGCTTTCGACCGTGTATGGAGTTAAACATGACCAAATCCTTTCTGTGAAGTAAACGGCGGAGGTTTTTTGGCTGCTGGCCGGTGCCCGGTTCGCCGGCGTTTGTTCTCGCAAAACCGCCGGTCAGCAGCCTATTGAAACAACGTAAATCGAAAATCCCCGGCTGCGGGTACCGGTAACGGCCCGGCGGTCAGCATTTGAACCGTGGAACAGCCGGGGCATTTTCCGCTTGCAATTCTCCAAATGTTTTGTACGATAGCGGAGTTATGTCTACGATGTCAAGTCTCAAAGGCTATCTGACGGCCGCTGAAGTCGCGGAAATGAAGGATCTGGACCATAGCCAGATTTGCCGCTACTGCCAGCGCGGTGACCTGCCGGCAATTAAGGTCGGCAATCAGTGGTTTATCCGCGAATCTGACGCCCGCAACTTCGATCCGCCACCTCGCGGAAACCCCAATTTTCGCACCGCCAGTAGCACTTCCTAGGCGGGCTGGAAATTTTTCTTTTTTGGGGTTGCAATTATCAATACACTTGGTAAATTGCTGGGCGTTGGCTACGAATAAGCAGTCAAAGCGTTTCCTAAATCGAATGCACTTCTAGCCGCCTCTTGCGGCGCGGGGTGCCCCAAACTTTCGGACAGACATTCGCCGTCTTGCATTGAGGCCAGGCCCGGCAAGGCCCGGTCCGGTCGGGCGGGGCTTGGCTGGGCAAGACACGGCAAGGGGACCAATGGTCCAGGAGGAGAGACAAAGCAAAGCGGCAGGGCTAGGCCGGGCAAGGCTGGGCCAGGCAAGGCCGGGCGTGGCATGACAAGGTTCGGCAAGGGAGCCAATGGCTCATCACTTTTTCAAGGAGAGACCCAATGCGAAGTTATCAGTTTGAACTCGTCGGACGGACACCGCTGCTGGTACACGCCGACGACATCGAGGGCGCAGACCGCTTGACAGAGTGGCGGAAAGACCCGGCCAACAAGAACTTCAGCAAGCCCGGAGACGATCGTTCGCCTCCGTGGACCTGGGCGACCTACCTCTACACCGACGGCATTTTGCTGGTCATCCCCAGCGACAACTTGATGGTCGCACTGCGATCGGCCGGCGCGCAGTTCATTTTGAAAAAGCAGAAGACGTTCAAGTCGCTGACACAAACCGGGCTGTTCATCCCCGAAGACATGCCGCTGTTGGTGGGCGGCAATCAGATCAAAAACGCGGACATTGAGGCGATTACGAAACTCGACACGTTCGTCCAGCAAGCCGAGGCGGCCAAGAAGCTCGGATTCAGCTTGTTTATGAAGCGGGCCAAGGTCAGCACGTCCAAGCACATCCGCGTGCGGGCGCGCATCGAAGACTGGTCGCTCAAGGGCGTGGTGCGCGTCATCAAAGATGAAATCACCGAGGACATCCTGAGCAACATCTTCAAGATCGCAGGCGAGGATTACGGGCTGTGCGACTGGCGGCCAGGTTCGCCAAAAAGCCCTGGACCGTTCGGGACTTTCGAGACGCGACTGAATTTGATGAAGGAATCGAAGGCGGCGTGAAGATTACTCGGCTTGGCCCGGCCTGGCTTGGCCCGGCCAGGCGCGGCTCGGCGTGGCCGGGTAAGGCATGGGAGCCAATGGCTCATGTGTGGACAACAAAACAAAGCGGCTAGGTAGGGCTCGGCATGGCCAGGCTTGGCTCGGCCGGGCAAGGCGCGGCTGGGCAAGGTTCGGCAAGGGAGCCAATGGCTCATGGATACGAATTTCACGAAAGGAGTGAAACATGGCATTTCCAATTGCACAGAAAATTTTCATCGACGAGGAACTGAAAAAGCTACGGGAGGCGACGGCGGAACTGCCGCGCGACTCGATCGTGACATATCACGAAATTGAATCGCTGGTGAAGCTCAACCGCAATGTCGAGGGCGACAAGGCAGCCTGGTCGAAGCTCATCCGCCACTGGAAGAGGCTCATGCTGGGCGAGCGACAAATCCACGTCAATGTGGAGAGGAACGTCGGCTACCGACTCTGTGACTACGCCGAACACATGGAGTGCGCCAAGAACATCGCGGCCCTGGGGCTGAAAAAGATTCGGCAGGCGAAGTTGGTTTCCGGCATCGTCGATCCAGCGGCGCTGAACGAATTAGGCCAAAAGTTTCAAGCGAGCCTGAACGCCGTGTGCGAATCGACCGAGACCGCGTATCGCGTCGAGTTCGCCAAGCACAAGTCGGTGCTGTCGAAAACAAACGCGCTGCCGAAGTTGGGCGTCAACGGAAGCAAATGAACAACGAGATTCATCATGCACCAGCAACACCTAACCTACAGCCCGCAGCGCCGCCTCAACAAGCAGTGCCAGGCAATCCTGTCGCGGCTCAGAGAAGGTCCGGCAACGAACCGGGAGTTGGCAAACATCGCGCTGAAGTATACCAGTCGCGTATCAGATTTGCGCGACGCCGGCCACACGATCCGTTGCACGCGGAAGCGCGGCGGACTGACGGTTTACACGTTGGAAGGTGAATCGGACTGACCACGAAAGGCGACGCAATGCATACTTACGAACCACTACGCGGCGAGAGCATTAGGAATGCCTGCGACCAGATGTATCACCTCGTCCTGGATCACGGCGAGACGGCGCAGATGGAATTCAACGGGGTGAAGGTTCTGATGACGAGAACAACGACCGAACCCGAAGAGGCAGGAAACCCCAGCACGGACGCCGCGACGCACGGAAGCTGACCGGATTATTATCGCGCCGCTGGGTCGGACCGACGCGGCGCTGGTTTTCACGACGGGAGAAATGGCATGAAGCGCGAACAACTCAATCACTTCTGCCGCCTACTCGACAAGATCGCGGACCTTGTAGGGTGCGAGGCGATTAAGATGGTGTATTTCGGAATCGGCGGGCGCATCGAGCTGACCGAAGAGGCTTGGGAAATCGTCTGCGCGGGCAAGGATGTCGTGCCACGCAGAATCGCAGGGTCGATCGAGTATGGCGTCACGATTGGCGAGTGCTTGGTGTATTGGGAACAGTCGCAAAAGCGTGAGACGCTGCCGCCGCTGCCGCCCTCCTACACCGTTCCAGGCACTCCCCACGACTTCAGCTTCGACGACCCCAGCGAACGAATCGGGGACGTACTGGGCGAGCAGACCTGTCAGGCGGCGACGGAGGCTGAACATGCCTGAGCGCCGCTACTGCGTCACGACTTACGACATAGAGACGGAAGCGTACACGCCGCACGAAGGCTTGTCCGTTCCGAGTCAGAACGTGACTCTTGCTGGTTTGCTACGTGCGTTACGAGCGTTGCGTGAATGGGGCTACGAGTGTACGCGACACGATTCGTCCGTGCTGGTTGAGCGAGTGGATTTTGCCGGGGCGGAAAGCGAGGTGCGCGCGTGAAGATCGCAGAACTGCCGTGGCTCACGAAGCGAAAAAATTCTCTCGGTCAATGGACAGTGCCCTGCAGGGCGTTCAATTTGGGCGTCGCGCGCATCGAGAAATACTTCCAGCTACCCAAGACGTTCCATCGGCTGAGGTTCGGTGTCTACGATTCCGACGCCGCCAGCCGCTATCCATTCGTCGTCAGCCGCTGCCTCGAGAAATGCTGCTTGGCACTCCGGGATCAAGACGGCGAGGTGGCGTTAATCATCGAGAGGGAAGCTGTGCCGCCGAGGGTCTGGAAGCTGGAAATCGGTGCCACGATCTACGTCGAGTGCGAATACAAATGACCAAAACCTACCAGGACTGGATAACTGAAGAAGCGCGAGAGCACGATAGCGAGTTGCAAACCCTGCGCGCGGCGCGGTTCCGTGAGCCGACCGACGAGGAGGTTGCGCTGGAAATGTGGCGGCGGCAAAACGACCCGACACATCCGGTTTGCCGGCACAACCGGGAGCGGCGGTTTTGTCAGGAATGCAAGGGGATCTGAATGGTCGATTTTAGCCCGGACTGAGCAACCGTCCTTCTACTGTTTCTACTCGCCGCCGCGTTCGTGCTGGCGGGGGTGTTTGAGAGGTGAACGATGATTGTGATGACAGAACGAATCTTCAAGCGCAAGACGCACGCGCTTGGTCGTGAAACCGTCAAAGTCGTCACGTACTGGCTGTTCTGGATTTTGCCGGTGTTTCGCACAGAGAGAATTCTGTCGTCAACGGAGGTGGAGTAATGGGCGAAACAACACGCGAACAGTGGCTGGCCGAGCGGCAGAACAGCATCGGCGCGAGTGAGTCTCCGGCGGCTTTGGGGCAGTCTCCCTACAGGTCGCCCTACCAACTCTGGGCCGAGAAAACCGGATTGATCGAACCCGCGGACCTCAGCAACTTTGAACCTGCCGAGTGGGGTTTGCGATGCGAGCCGATCATCGCGGACTCGTTTTCTGATCGAACCGGGCGGCGCGTGACGATGTGGCTACAACACAAAAGCGTGCGGCATCCGTTGTTCAATTGGATATCCTGCACGCCGGACGCGATTCAAGTCTGTCCGATGCGCGGCGAGGGATTGCTGCAAATCAAGATCACACACGAATTCAACGCCGCGAACTGGAAGGACGGCCCGCCGCTCTACTATCAGATCCAGTTACAGCACGAAATGGCAGTGATGGGCATGGAGTGGGGAACGCTCGTCGTCCTCATCGGCGGGCAACGGCTCAGATACTTCGACTGCTGGAAAAACACGCGGTTCATTGACACTGCCCTGCTCCCAAAGTTGGAAGAATTCTGGCGCTGTGTCTGCACCCGCACGCCGCCGATGGTTGACGGCTCTATCGGCACGGCGAAAGTGCTGGCCGCGCTGCATCCAGACGACAGCGGCGAGACTGTGGCGCTGACGATTGAGGCAGACACTTGGGCGGGCCAGCTTGCGTCTGCTAAGGAAGCCCGGGCGAAAGCGGAGGCGGCGGTAACAGAAGCGGCGAACCACATCAAAGCTGCGATGGGCGCCGCGACCTACGGCGTTGCGCCCAATGGCACGATTTTTTCCTGGAAGACCCAAGATGGCGCACACGGGCCGATGCGCGTGCTGCGGATTATTAACTCGATTCCGAATTAGAGCCAAGCGAGAAAGGCGAACCAATGGCAACTGACACCAAAAACGTACCGGCGATCATCACGGTCGATCCCAAGGAGATCGTCAAGTACCCGGTTGACTTGGCCGAAATTGACGAGATGGCGGAAATCTATCTGCCAATGACTATCGACGGCATCGACGACAAGGAAGGCTACGACGCCGTCCACGCCGCTAGAATCCGGGTCCGCGAATGCCGACTCGCTGTCGAAGAGCACCGCATGGAATTCAAGCGGCAAGTGATCGATGCTGGCAAGATCGTTGATGGCGAGGCAAAGAAGCGTTTTGAAAAACTGGAACCCATCGAGAACCACCTGAAAGCCCAGTTAGCCGCAATCAAGGCCGAGCGGGACCGTATCAAGGCCGAATCGGAAGTTACCAAACAGCGCGTCACCGACGAACGCATCGCGGCCCTGCAGGCTGTTGAGGCGATTGCGAACCCGGCCTATGTCGCGGCCATGACGGACGAACAGTTTGCGGAACTCCTGAAGGACAAGACCGCACTATTCACAGCCAAGCGCGAAGAGGAGCGTAAGCGCGAAGAGGAGCGGCAGCGGCTACTCGCCGAAGAGAAAAAACGTGAAGCCGAAGCCGCCGAGCGTCGCGCCGCCGAGGAAAAAGCACTGGCCGAGGAACGCGCCAAAATCGAAGCCGAGCAACGGAAGCTGCGCGAGGAGCAAGAGAAGGTCGAAGCCGAGAAGCGGCGGCTGGCAGAAGAGGAATTGGCCCGCCAGCGGAAGCTGGAAGAGGAGGCGGCTGAAAAACGCCGCGCCGAGGAACTGGAACAGGCCCGCAAGGAAGCGGCTGAGCGGGCGCGAAAGGAAGAGTCCGAACGCCTGGAGCGCGAGGCGAAGGCGAAGGCCGAACGTGAAGCCGCTGAAAAAGCCGAACGCGAGCGGCAGGAGGCGTTGCGGCCGGACCGGGGGAAGATCGAGGCGCTCGCAAGCGCGATCGGTAGACTCCGGCACAGCATCAATGACGAAGACCTGAGTGATGCCGTCGAACGAATCCTCAGTAACGTCGTCAGCGAACTGCTGGCGTTGGCGAAGTAGCTGGAGAAAACTCGTCGCACTTTTGGAGCACAAGCAACTTTCACTAACCGGAGGAGAACAATCGTAATGTCCACAAGCCTGTTAAAACCAGACGCTATCGACAAAAGCCTGGACCGCGCAACGGCAAATGCCGTGGTGGTCAGCCGTAAAGGCGGCGGCATCGTCTTTGTGAACATGGGCGAAACGATGGAATTCGCAAAGCTCATGTCGCTAAGTCAACAGGCGGTCCCGCCGCACTGCCGGAATGCTCCGGGAGTCTGCCTGGCGATTACACTACAGGCCGTCGAATGGGGCATGTCGCCCTACGCAGTGGCGAACAAGAGCTACGTCGTAAACGACCGCGTGTGTTATGAGTCGCAGTTGATCCACGCAGTTATCGAGCAGCGGGCGCCGATCACTTCAAGACTCCGCTGCAAGTATACCGGCGAAGGCGACACTCGCCGTTGTATCGTGTGGGCGACTCCGAAAGGCGAGCCGTCTCCGCTGGAATACACGTCGCCTCCAATCAAGCGGTTGATCCCACCAAAGAACGACAGGGGACAGTTGAAGGGTTCGCCGCTTTGGCTCACCAAGCCGGACTTGCAGCTTTTTTACAACGCTTCGCGCGACTGGGCGCGGATGTATTTCCCCGACGTCATCATGGGTGTCTACGCGACCGACGAATTGGAAGACACGATCATCAATTCGCCGCACGTCGCGCCGGTGAAGTCCCTGGACGACCTGACCGACCGCATGACTGGCACACAGGAAAGGGAACCACAGGCGGAAGAATCGACGGACAAGGAGCCGGACACAACGCCCACGCCGGAACCAGAAGCGTCTCCCGAATCCCCGGACTCAACCGAAGCGATGCCGCCGGTTATCGCGGAGTTTCGCGGGCTGCTCGAAATGGCGCAGACGCCGGCCGACGCAACCGCGGCATACGAATCGGCAATCGTACCGGCCGGTCTGTGCGGTGCGCCGCTGCGAGTCGCTAAGGGCATGCTCGACGACAAGATCGCGGAACTGAAGAGCGCGAAGCAGACGCAGCAGGAGTTGGTGAAGTAACAGGCCGGACCACCTTAATTCCCACAACGATTTTAGGAGGGTAGCAAACCATGCACATCGGCACCAACGGAAAGGTCCGCTTCAACATATCGGATATCGAAAACGTGCGGAATATGACCCGCTTCTGTATGAGGGTCGCAACGCAGTTCAAGGGCGCACCGCTCAAGGCAACATCGGAGGACGTAATCGCGAAGCTGGAATGTCTTGAAGTTGCGATGGTCAAGCACAATGAGAGCGGGAAGGCCGACAAGCCCAAGCTGCGCCAGCGAATCGTTCGCCGCCTGAAAAAGCTGCGAGCCAAAATTCAGGGCATCCTCGACGACAAGGAAGATTGGAATGCCCTGCACACCGAGGAAGTGCCGTTCGATACGGCGTGGGATCGCGTAATGCTGCAGTACATCGACGGGAAATTGGATGCGTGGGAGCGGAACGATCTTGACGCAATGAACTACTGGCATCGACAGATGCTGAAGGCGTGCGACAAACTGGAACGTAACACAGGAACCTGAAGCACGGAGGTACACGATGCTCATACTCTCGCGCAAACGGAACGAACAGATTAGGATTGGTGACAACATCACAATCACAGTCGCTGACCTGATTGGGGGCAGGGTCAAGATCGGCATCGAGGCGCCGCGTGAGATCCCGGTTTTTCGGCAGGAGGTTTGGGATCGGATTCATGGGCAAGACAAACCAGACGCAGGAGGTAGCCAAACATGACCGCGGACAGAACGTATCGATGTGATCTTTGTCGCGATTCGATCTACGACTACACAGCCGTCCACGATTCCACAAAGAAGCCTGGCATTGGAATTCGGTGGGCCGAGTGTGGCATAGAGAAAACATCCGTCGCCAGTAGCGAGCACCATTTGTGCCTGAAGTGCCTTGTCGGCGTCCACCGGATTCAAGGGGCGATACTTGCCGAACAGGGCAAGCAAGAGGCGGAGAAAGGTGAATAATGAGCCTGCCATTACTTCCGCAGGCGTCGCGACCACAGATTGAAGACCGCAGCACATAACTCGGCCAAGGAACGGACATGGCCCTATGAAGCGAGAAGCGATCAGGCACCCCAAGATATACGATCTGGCGTCTCGGCTGGGGGTTTGTCGAGAGCGCGCCATCGGCATTGTGACGGTCCTGTTAGACTGGTGCGCGGACATTACGCCGCAAGGCAATATAGGTCGTTGGCCGAACAGTTCGATTGCCGGCATCTGCGGCTGGACGGGTGACCCAGATGAATTTGTCGCGGCGCTCGTCGAGTCAAAATGGGTAGACGAGTGCGCTGTCAATCGGCTGGTGATTCACGACCTTGCGGACCACGCCGAGCAGTGGTGGAAGTTGAAGCTGCGTAAGCTGGGGCTTGAATTTGTTTCTGCAGTGCCTTCTGCAGAGCGCTCTACAGTGCCTTCTGCAGAGCGTACAGCAGAGCCTAGCGCCTCGCGTGACCTAACCGAACCTAACCTAACCAAACCAAATAAAGGTTCTTTTTCAAAATCGAAGGCTGCAACAGGTGGCTACTCGGCTGCCTTTGAAAGCTTCTGGAAATCTTTCCCGACTGGAAGGCGATCCAAGAAGCCTGATGCTTGGGTTTCGTACCAGGGCGCCATCCAGGCGTTAATTGCCGAACACGGATCCCAGGATGCCGCTGAGGCGTACTTGGAGCGTCGTGCCGCTGAATATGCAACCACCGAGCAAGG